CGCACCGCCGACCATCTTGCGGACGACGGTGCGGATTGCCGTCACCATAGTGATGCGCTCGGGGATTTCGTACTCGGAAAACGTGAAGTCGCCGAGCTGCAAAACTACAGCCATATCAGTGTCCGGTATTGAATTGCGTCATAGGCGACGCGTTCGGGTCGAAGAAGCCGGTTCCGAGCGACGAACTTGTCTTGCGGACCACGGTGTTGACGAACTTGGCATGAAGCGGCGTGCCGTCAACCGAAACGTGAACAGTGGTACCTGATGCGCCACCGCCGGGAGACGCGACTGTTGCATCGCGCTTGCCAGGCAAGTTTCCGTTAGCCCAATCCCAAGCCGCGCCGATCTTTCCGAACACGCCGTTAGCGTGCTGAACAGCAGAAATACCGGTGTCCTGCTCATTGTTGAAATCAGCCAGCTTTTTGAACAGTTCAGTGCCGGCCTTGAGCACCTGAATGACGCCAGGCAGCACGTTTTCGCCGAAAACCGTCTTGAAGTCCGTCCATGCTGCTTCGAACTCCTTCTCTTGCCCCGTCAGCGTCTGCTTCGACTTGTCGACGGCCGAATCGATGCCCGGCACGATTGCGCGCGCATGCAGACCCTCAAGGATCGTCGGCAACTGAACGCCAACCTTGTCGAACATGGCACCACCGGTCCCACCGAACAGGTCACTGTTCAGCTTCGACTGCTGGTTGATGTCGTATCCCTTCGCCTTGTAGAACGGCAGGATGTAGTCCGCGTACCACTTGAACGGGTTCTCGCCGAACTCCTTCGCATGTGCCAATGGGATGCCATCGCCAGTGAAGTGATCGACCCCGCCATGCGCGTTGAGCACGACCTTGCTCATGTCCCACGCACCCATCATGCGGATGGTCTGCAACTGAGACTTGGTCGCCTTCGTGATGCCCATAAGACGCTTACGCGCAGTCGCCAGCGCCGTACCAGCCGGGCCGCCCTTCAATTCGCCAAGCAGAGGCTCAGCCCAACCGAGCAAGCCATCGTCGCTGATGGTCATACCCGCGCCCTGCGATGTACGCATGAACTGGCGCAAATTCGAGAAGTCGACCTGACCGCCAGACGTCACCGTTGTGCGGTAAGCGTTCTCGATCGTCTTGTTGAACAGAGACGGATCGCGAATGGCGCCGCGCTGCTCGGCGAACCGCAGCATGTCCATTTCCTGCGATTCGGTCAGCTCGCGCCCAGACAGGATGCTGGCGTAGTGAATCTTGGCGAGCATCGGCATCGCCATCTTCGAAGCGCGCAATGCATCCTCGCCGGCCATGCCAGACTCGCGAAACGCGCCCTGACCTTCGATCATGTAGCGCATCTTGTCAGACAGCGATGCGCCGGGCAGATTCGAGTTTTTCACGAAGTCGAATGCGCTCTGATTCTGCGATCCGCTCATGCCGAACATTTCAAATCGGCGCTTCTGCAACTCGAAGTCACCGGCCGCCTCGGCGCCAGATTTGACGCCGGCGTATGCCATGTAGCCGGCCGCCAGCGCGCCCATCGTCGCCATGCCACCCGGCAGGCCAAAGCCGACGCCACCGAGACCTACGCCACCCGGCCCAATGTGCCCGCGGGCGTGGATGTTGCCGCCGTGTCCGCCCCTGCGTCCGCCGCCGCCACCACTGCCACCTCGACCGCCTCCACCGCCCGGCATTACCGGGATGGAAGGAAGCGCGCCAAGCGAGTGGATCGACTTGATCTGATGCGCAAGCGTCGCGGCATTGCTCGATGACGAGCGCAGCGCATCGCTGAGCGCCTTCGTCGACCGCGCCAACTCGCGCACTTCAGGATTGAACGCCGAAATCTTGCCGAGGTGCCCCGACAGGCGCCCGGCCGCACCGTCCGACTTGTTCAGCTCGACGAGCAGCTTGTTCACGCCGTCGATTGCCTTGCCGTCGAACGCCGTAAGCTTTCCGAACGTCTTGACGAGGATCTTGGCGTGCTGATCGGTCTTGCCGATCGCCTTGTCGAGCGCGTTGGCATAGTTTGTCGCCTGCTTGATGCCGCCGTTCGCCTTGCCGATCTGTTTGAACTGCCGGTCGAGCGCAGCAACCTGCACTTCGACCTTCAGCATCTGCTTCGACAATTCGAGCAGCTTGGGCGTTATCAGGTCATGCAGGGTGAGGGTCGTTCCGACCTTGAAGGCTTCTAGCATCGCGTTACGCCGTTTGTTTTTTGTGGATCACGGGCTTCTTGACGCCGCGCCCGGATAGCCACGAGGTAATCATCTTCGACGCGATCAATGCGATGCGCGGCGCGCTGTGCACGCCAGCCGGCCCCATGACGGGCCGCGGCGGCATCTTGTCGGTGCCTAGCTCGTGCCAGACCATTTTCTGATCGTCTGTGCCAACGACAGCGCTGTTGCCGTCCGTCGCCACCACATAGGTGATGCTTTCGCGCATTGCGCCGGTTCGCAGCAATGGCGCATCCGGCTCATACCCTGAAGCTACCTTCGCCGCCTCATACTCGGGAGACAGCGCTTCCCAATGCGGGTCGTCGTGATAGAAGCCGATCATGCCCTTGGCTGTTTCCTGCACTTCTTCGGCGGCAGCCTCCAGCACTTCATGCTTGACGACTTTCGTCTCGATGGCGAGAACTTGCAGATGCGTCGCGAACGCGGCGAAGCTATGGAAGGTTTTCATGTGCGCTCAACGAACTCTTTTTTGTTCCAGTCGAACGTGCGATTGCTCTGCTGCTCAGAAACGATGATCGACCACGCATAGCGCGTCGTATCGTCGAGCGAGAACGAAACATCGAAGGGAACGTTGTGCTGCGTCAGCCACAGAGCCTCACGAATCGCCGCGTTGCCGACTATTTTTTTGCCGCTTCCTCGTCGACCTCCACCTTCGAGATACCGAGAAGTTGCTGAATGCCTTCAGTTGCCGCGTCAAGGCCGTGCTCGTCGAGTCGCTGGTACAGCGCTTCGATCTCGCGCTTGGTGACCGGAACGTTGACCGCCTCGCCGTCGATCGAGCCGACATACATCAGCGGTGCGACCGTGCCAGCCCACAGCGAATTCGACGAACTCTCGCCCATCGCGTCGATGAAACGCAGGCGTTGCAGCGGTTTCGGCAAGCGCAGACCAATCGAGCGGCCGGTGCTGTCCTCGACCGTCAGCGACTGCGCAGCCTGCTTCACGATCATGTCGCTCGGGCGTTCGACGTTTTCTGCCGGCGTCGCGCCGGGCTGCTTCACATTTACTTTCATCTTGTCTTTTGGGTGAGATTATTCGGGATGCGGCCGCGCATTGTTGAGAGCGCGGCCGCGATGCTTACGCCAGCTTGATACGGCGTTCAGCCAGCCAGTCGACTGTCATGTGTACCGTCTCGTCGCCGGCTGCGTCGCCCGGGTTCGGAAACTTCAGCATGACGTTCGTGTACTGGTATTGCGTGATCGAGCCGTTCACTTCCGTGATCGTTTCGGTGATCGTCGACGGCAGCGTGTTCTGACCGGCGTAATACGCGGCTTCCTGCGCTGCGAAGTAGTCGTCGACCGCGCTGTCTTGCCGCTCGATCTCGAACGTGCCATTCCAGCCGTCAGGGAACACGACGTGACGCGTGCGCCCGTCCAGACCCTTGATCTTCTTGTCGATCAGGTCTTGCTTCTTCGTGAACTTCGTCACGAGGTTGAATTGCAGCGGGCCGCTCGGCGTCTGCACGTTGACCGCATAGTCGCGGCCGACGTTAAAGCCATTTACAGGCATGTCGCACCTATGAAAAAGAGAAAGCGCCCGAAGGCGCTCTGTGTGCTAGAGAACGGAACCCGCCGCTTACGCGACCGCGCTGCTCGACGACTGGATCGTGACCGTCTGGCCGCCTTGCAGGTTGATGACGAAGTAGAAGACGATCGAGAGGTACTTGACCGTCACGTTCGCCGTCATGTAGCCGGTGGCGACTGCCTGATCGGTGTTGTTCGACTTGTCGATCACCACCGTGTACGGCACCGCGCCGGGGTTGTTCACGTCGCCGATGTAGCCAATGCTCCACAGGTTGCCGAGGAACGACTGGATCGCCGACTTCGCCTGATTGCGCAGGTCAGTCGTCTGCGGCTTGCCGATGACGTAGCCGAATGCTGCAGCCAACGTGAGCGCAAGGTAGTTCGTCATGCGCGTGTAGTTGTCGCCACAGATCGCCGGATTGCTCGACGCGTTGCGGCCGGTCTGGCAGGCGTAGTAATTGCCGCCCGGCGACGGGTTCGTGATCACGTCAAGGCGCGAGGTCGCCACCTGGCCGATTTCCGCCATGCTGTAGGCGTTCTTCTGCGATACGCGCTGCGTGCTGGCGATGCCGAAGATCGCGTCGTTCAGGCTAGACAGGTGCGGCGCCATCGCCGCCTGATTCGGTGCCCAGAAGGTCGTCGGGCCAAGCAGACGCTGCACGTTGTTCGTGCCGTCCTGCCAGTACACCCAATCGCCGACGAACACCTTCAGCGCGTATGTGTCCGCGCCGGCCGTGTTCAGGCTTGTGGATACAGTCGAATACGATGCGCCAGCCGGGCCTTGCACGCCGAAATAGATGCCTTCGTTCAGCGCAAACGCTGCTATCGAACTCCACGACGTCGAATCCGTGTGATCGACGAGCGTTGCGACCTGCACGCCCGAGCTGCGCAGCGCATACATGCCCTTGCGCGTCGTGCTGGTGCCGTCCGTTCCGAGCAGCACGGCATCAGTGATGCTTGCGGTGCCGTCAGTGCCGCCCGTTGCTGTGAACGTTGCCGACGTGCTCGGCGCCGCGGTGGACGAGCCAACCGTAGCCACAAACAATTGCGACGGGCCGCGCACGCCAGACAGGCCGTTGTTCACCGCGCTTGCGAACGCAGTCCACAGCGCCGTGCCAGTGCCAGTCACGTTGTCGTAGACCTCGGGCGTGAAGCCGGGGCGCGTGAGCGTGAGCTTGAAGCTCGACGGCGCGGTTCCGGTCGTGATCGCTGCGGTGAGCGTGTTGCCGATCGTGCCGGTGTAGAGCGCGGTCAGCGTGAGGCCCGTCACCGTGCCCGCGTTGTCTTTGACGAGGCACGATGCGGCGACGTCGGTGCCGTCAGTGACGCGCACATACATGATCGCGTTCGAGCCAGCAGCGAGCGCCACTTGCACAGCGGTCGAGAGGTCGTACTTGCGAACCTGCGGCGAGCCGAGCCAGTTGGCTTGATCGTTGCCCGAGCCAATCAGCGTTGCGCTGTTGACCGGACCCCACGAGCCGACGCCGACGAGGCCGAGCAGGTTGGTCGCCACGCCGTTGATGATCGGCGGCGGCGGTTGGATTTGCAGGTAGACGCCCGGCGCGTTGAGCGCGCTGACATTGAGCGCCCCACTCTGATAAATAGGCATGCGTGAAGCTCCAAAAGAAAAAGCCGCCCAGAGGCGGCTCTTTCATCGTTGATGGTGGATTACTGCGCGGCGACGCGGTTCACATGCGAGGCGTTTTCGCCCTCCAGAACCTTCGCAACTTCGTCTGCATCCTCGATGCGCGCGCCGCGCTCGTAGTCGCCGAACGGATGGATCACGACGAGCGCGAAATCTGCCTTCGCGGCAGCCTGTTTGTCAGCCATGACGGCTCCTAATAGATGATTTGCTTGATGACCGCGCCGGTTGTCGGCTCGACCAGGTTCGTGACCGTCACCGTGACGTCGGTTGCCTGCTGCGTGATGGTCGTCGGATACTCCACCGAGTAGCAGAGATCGCGGCGGTACAGATTCGCCTTCTCCTGCAAGTCGACGAGATCCGAGTGGTGATACAGCAGCCGCCCGGCGAATCCGTCAGGCAGCGTCAGGAAATTGATCTGCGCAAGCATCGGGTCGAGCACCTTGGCGACTGCATCGCGCAATGCCGGCGTCGGCGCCCAGATGACGATGCGCACGACGCGCGACTGGCGCTTGACTTCCTTGCCCATCGTCGCCGTGCCGCCAGTGCGCAGCGTCGGCTGCGGCGTGCCAGCAGGCAGCGTGATAACCGGGCCGCTCGACGTGGTGCCGGCGTAGTTCGCGGCGATCATCGATGCGAGCGCGCTGGCAATCGTCGTCAGCGTGTCGCTCTGCTGCACCGTGTAGGCGTAGGCGTGGCCGCCGATCAATACGGCAACGTTCTGCGCGAAGTACGTCGCCGGCAGCGTGCCGCCTACCGTAATCGCCTGCCCTGCTGCGGTCAGCGTGACCGTGGGCGCGTTGTGGTTGATCTGCTGCCACGTTTGCATGTGGCGCGAGGTCTTGTGCTCGATCGACGTCGGATAGACCGACACGTTGACGATGCCCGCATCAAGATCGGCGTCGAGTTGCGGCTTGCTCGGCCATCCAGAGCCGACGCGACAGTTCGCACCGACTGCTGACGGCTGGCCTGTGCCATTGGGATACAGCGCGCCGGCTATCAAGCCGACGAGCGTCGTCTGAACTTCGCTCACGTCAGCCATGATTTACGCCTGTGATTGTTGCGCGGTGCATCGATACCCGAGATCCGTCAATTCAACGCTCGAAAGCAGGTAGCGACGCCCGATGTCGTCGGATGCCAGATCGCCGGTTTGCAGCGTCACGCCGGGAATCGCGGGGAGCAGAATCGCCCACCACGGATTACGCGTGTCGCCAGGCAAGCCGACTTCGTTCTTTTCGCCCTTCGTGCCTTGCAGCACCGACGCATGCCAGCCCGTAGCAAGCGGCGTTTGCGTCGTTGGCGTATTGCCTTCGTAATTCGTCACCGCGCCGAACTGCGCCTGCGTCTGCGGTCGCGCAAACGACAGCGTGCGATTGCACTCGACCGCCAGAATCGGCAGCAACGGCTGTTGCGCAGCGATGAAGAACGTTCCGGCCGCGCCAATCAGGTAATCGCCGACCTTCGTCTGCGTGCCGTCGACCAGCGCGTACCATGTCGGCTTCGCGTACTTGTTCGGCCGGCTGTACGTCATGTCTTCAGCGTTGAAACTGGCGAGCAATGACGTCGAAATCGGCGCGAGGCCGGTCAGATCGGCTGATGTGGGGCGATACTGGCTGTATGCGGTGCCGAGCTTCGACGCCGCGATTGCGTAGCCCCGATATACGAGGCTCTGTGCCTTCGTGCCGTCCATATCAGCCCCGAATTACTTGCGAGCCGCCATTGCCGAGCGACGGGCCGGGCGCGAATCCGATAAACGCGCACATGCGACGGCGCCACTGGTCGAATAGCTTCGATCGGTCGCTCACTTCGCTCTTGTTGCGCGTCCAGACGGCAGCCTGATCGGTGTCCAGGTTGTCCCCCGCACCGAAAATCGCTGTTTCCAGCGCGTAGAGCGGCGTCAGATAGGTGTTGATGAGCACCGATTCCTCGCTGGCCGACAGCGTTGTCAGCCGCTGTTGCAGCGACATAACAACCATGCCGAAATAGCCGTAGACCAGATCCTGGTCATTGGTGATGGTCATGGTCGTACCGTTGAGCGGGTAGCCCATGAAACGGCGTACATCGGTCAGTTGAGCGTCGGTCAGCGCCATGTCAAACGTCCGTTTTCTTCGTGTACTTGCGTTTCGGCTTGGCCGCTTCGTCAGCGCCTTCCTCGAAAATCTCGTGATCGTCGGTCAGGTCCGACTCGTTGATCACGATGAATCCGTGCGGGTTGTCGTCGGAGACCGGCGATACCACGCGAACAGTCGGGCAATGCATGTGAATGGCTCCGTATTGAGCCGGGGCGGCCGTACCGCACCGCCCCGAGCGCGATTACCCGAGCAGGGTCGCGATGTGGTTCTGCTTGATGGCCTGCGTACCCCATGCGAGGCGCACGTGATAGACTAATTGCATGAACTGGCGATACACGGCGACGTCGTAAGTGATGCCCGTCACCGGATCGGTGATCTGGATCAGGTCATCTGCCATGTCCATCGCGCGACCGTCCGGGCCGATCGGCATTTTCGGAGCGCGCGTGATCAGTTGGATCGCCGACGAACTGAACGCCAGGTTCGACGTTGCGGTTGCGCCAACCGTCACAGCCGTAGCCGATGCCGGAATCGCCTGGAGCAGGCCGGGCGCAGCCAGAACGATCTGGCCGGGTGCGGCGATCCCAGTTGCGACGGCGTACTTGTTCGTGTCGCCGGCAAACGTGACGGTATCGCCAGCCAACACGGTGCCGGTGCCGGTGATCAGGTTGATGACGGTCGCGCCCACAGCGTAACCAGCGGTGTCGGTCGTGTAGCTTGCACCAGTGCCCTTCGTGACCGGCTTGATGGCTGCCGAGTTGCGGATCGCCATGCCCTCCAGTTCGCCGATCTTGCCTTGGCGCAGAAGTTGGTCGGTGCCAGCTTCGTTCACCTTGAACAGCACGTTCTGCTTACCGCGCAGATTGGCGATAGCGGACGAGCCGAGCGCCAATTGAAGATCGGTTTGCGGTGCGCCGTTGTCGTCCAGGATCTTGCGAACCTGAGCGATGTCCGACAGATCGCCAGCGGTGCCGAACGGAGCCGTGCCCGGCGTACCGTAGGCGCGCGATGCGTTCTGGTATGCCGTCGCGAAGATGTCGGCTTCGATTGCGTTGCCAAGCGTGCGGAACGCTTGCGCAAACTGGTTCATCAGAATGCCGCCATACGTGCCAGCGTTGTTCAGGCCCGTCTGTTCTTCGCCATTCCAGCGGATCGGAACGTGCTTCGACTTGCTGATGGTCATCGACACGTTGCTGATCGCCGAGTCGCCCGTATTCGGAGCGGTCACGGCCGGCGTGTTGTCGGCCATCGTGCCCGGGGGTGCGATCGGGATCATGATCGTCTCGTTCACCGCGGCGCGTGCGCCGTTGCTGTTGCGCGAGACGGCCGGGATGAGGCCGACCTGTTCGCGCGAAACGACGTCCAGTGCTTCGTAAAGGGTCGGGATCAGACCCGTCAAAGTGTTAGCCAAGGAAGGCTCCTAAATCAATCAGTGAAAGTCGTGCCGCTTCGTGCGACTTCCGCCTGTTTGGCGGGAGGTAGCGCATCGAATGCAGCGCGGGACATGGATTTACTGCCGGATGCACCGCCATTGCCACTTTGAGCGCCGCCGCCAGATGCGCCGGTGCTCTTGAGGATCGAATCGCGATACGGGTACTGGTCGATGAGGATTTCGAGCGCTTCGTCGAACTTCGCCACTTCGCCGGGATTGCTCCGGCTGAACAGCTTGTTGCCCGACTTGTCGTAGGCCACGACGTCATTGCCTTCGACCTTGAACGCATTGCCGAAACGCGCTTGCACGAGATCGGCAGGAATCGCGAGCTTGTCGGCGATCATCTTGGAGCGCGCAAAGCTGCCGCCGACCTTTTCGTCGACCAGCGACTTGAGCAGTCCGTCGCGCTCGGAGACGATCGGCGCGTACTTGTCTTCGACGGCCTTGATCGCTTCGGCGCGAACCTTGTCGATCTCGCCAGCGTCGACGAGCTTCTTTGCGTCGAGATTGGCGACAGTAGCGAGTGCCTTGCGTGCGGCTTCTGCGTCGGTGATGCCCTCGAATGCCTTGGCAGCCTTCTCGGCCGCTTCTGCACGTTCGCGGTGGCCCTTGGCTTCGCTGTTCAGGCGCGAGATCGTTGCAACCGTGCCAGCGACATCGAAGGCGATTTCCTTGCCATCGTCGTTCACGTAGACCGGCTTGCCGTCTTGCACGACTGCGAATCCATCATCATTCAGTTTGAGTTTCATAGGTCATCCAACCCGAGCTGTTAGGCCATCCGGCCGTGTTGCGCCGCCCCTCATCCGAGGAACCGGCAATAAAAAAGCCGCGCAGGGTTAGCTGTGCGGCCGGTAGGTAGCTTGTTCGTGTTTCGTCAGTCAGCGATGGCGACGGCGCCTAGATTGCCCTTCGGCGTGTTCTGTGCGATGCGCTTCTTCTCGTCATCCCACTTCGTTTCTGGGCTGATGTAGCCGCGGCGCTTCGCTTCGTTGAACAGCGATTCGTCCGAGAACGTTCCGTCGACGTTCATGTCGCGCAGCAGGTCGATCGATGCCTCAGCAAGCGTTGCAACGCCGAAATCCTTGAAGATCTGCACGTTGCCGCCCTTCGCTTCCTTGATCCAGCGCGCGGTCAGTGCGAGCGCGGCGTCGATGCCATCCTCGACGTCCTCGATGAGCCGCTGCAGCGCGCACATGCCCGCTTCGTTCTCGGCGACGGTCTGCGCGACTGTCGTCTTGCCAGGCTTGATGACGAGCAGTTCGGCGCCGACTTGGCGCATGCGGTCTTCGAGATCAAGCAGCGAGAGCCGCCCTGCTTCGATTGCCGCACCGGAGTGCTCGACGTACTTGAGATCGCCGTGTTCGTTGTCCGACGAGACCATCGAGCCGGCGCCTACTACAACCGGTGCTTCGCCGAGTTGCTTGCCGAACAGGATTGGCACGCGCGCGACGTGCAGAATCGTCTGCTGATCGCTCTTGCTCTGCCAGTGCTCGACGTTCATGTGCGCCAGTTCGAGCAGCGGCGGGACCGCGGTCATGAATCCGGTGCGCCGGCCGTAGATCGGCACGAACGGGATCACGTCGAGCGTCGTCGTGCCTTCATCGCTCAGAATCCATTCGGGCTTGCCGGTCGTCGGATCAGGATTCTCGGACTCGCGCCACGTCTGCCACTTGCCGGGATACAGCACGCGCACTTGCTCGATCAGCTTCTCGCCGAACTCGCCGTCATCCTCGATCACCTGTTCGAGCAGCCGCAGTTGCGTGAACACTTCCGCGCCGTTGATGCGCTGCGAGCGCCAGCCGAGAATGTTGCTGGCGTGGATATGCACCCAATACGGCCGGATGCCAGCGGCCTGTTCCTCTGCCTGCGTCCGCACGCCATTCGCTGGCGGACAGTCGACCAGAATGCCGGTGATACCGTGCGATAGCGCTTCCTCAGACACGCTCGCGGCGAACGCGTGCAGGTTGCGCCCTTGCAGATCGATGTCCGTGTCGCACCAGTCCTTGATGCGCGCCGGCACATCGTCGGTCAGCGTGACAGGCTTGCTGAATGGCTTGCCTGCCAGCACCTCGACCGTGCGAGGGAACGCCGGGAACAGCGTCGCCGTGTCCTTGCGCGCCTTGTATGCGTCGCCGGATTCGCCGGGCCATTGCGGTAGATATGTGGTGCCTGCCGATCGCATGGCAGGCGTGCCGCCGAGCAGTGCGTCGATAATCGGCCAGTTCTCAGCCATCGAAGCGACTGCGGCGGACTGGTCGCGCACTGTTGTCGTCATGTGTGTTGTTCGGTTACATGTGGAGCGGGCGGACGGTCGTCTGGCGCTTCACGATTGGGTACATGCGAACGATCGGATACGTGCCGGCGTCGTTGACGTGATCCACGCCGCTCGACTTGTCCGGTTCTCCGCGCTCGTCGTATGCCTGCTGTTCGAGACCTTCGGTGAACTTCGGGCAGCGCCGCGTGTTCACCTTCATGCGGCGTTCGCCCTGGCCGTTCAGCAGCATGGCGTTTGTCGACAGCACGCGATCCTTGACAGCCGGGTTTGTCGACCCAACGTTGATCGTGAACTTCGCCTGCTTGAGAATCGAAATGTCCGACTCGGATGCTTTCTTGCTGCTCGTGTTCTGGCCGCTCGCGTCGGGGTAGATCGTGATCGCATGCCCGTTGTCGCGCCAGCGCTCGCCAATCAGCCGGGCCATATCCGGCGTATCGCGCACGTCGACCAGCTCGTCAACTGCGATCGGATTGCCGTCACGCACCACGTACACGACAGCAGCCATGCGGAGCACGTTGAAGTCCATGCCGATATGCAGCGGCTCGCCAGGCTTGATCTCGGCGTCGCTGTGATTCAGCTTGCGGTCAAAGTTCGGATAGACGCTGCCGCTCGTCAGATTGCAAAATTGACCCCGCAAATATGCGTCAATCAGTTGCGGCGGATACGACTGGAACAGCGAGTCGATGTAATCGGCCGGCAGGTTCGCTTCGTTGTCGTATGTGCTCGCCTGGATCAGCCCGTACATCCCGCCGAGCGCCGGTTTCTCGCTCAACTGCTTGACGAACTGGCTATGCACGAAGCGGAAGCCTTCAGGCGTGGTCGTCACATCGACGCCGTTCTTCAGGTTGTCGACCTTGTAGCGCATACGGGCGATGATCTTTCGCCATGCCTGCTGCGCCTTCTCGGCCTTCATGATGTCCAGCTCGTCGCATAGAGCCTTGCCGATCTTGAAACCAACGATCGTGTCTGGGCGCTCCATTGAGCGGCAAATGATCGTGCCGCGCGACTTGCGGCCTTCGAAAACATGCACTTCCTTGTTCGACTCATTGATGCGGACACTCAGCCCCCAATCGGCGGCGACTTCCTCGACGGTCGGATAGAAAATGTCACGAATCTGCGGATACGACGGCGCGAAGTACCCCGCGTTGATGCGCGGATACTCCCAGAAGTGCTGCATCAGGCCGCCACAACCAACCCACGTCTTACCCGATCCGAAACCGGCAACGTAGGCGCGAAACTTGTGCTCCATCGACAGGAACTGAGCCTGCGGTACGTTAAGACTCGGCATCGCTGCGCTTCCTTGCGTCCTTGACCTCGATCACGAACTTGCGCGATTCAGGCGGCGATTCGTCGTCGCTGTCTATGTCCTTACGCAGTAGATCGTTCTCCATGCGGAGCTTTTCGGCCTGCTGCGCCTTGATCGGATCGTCGCGACGGTCGTTGTACACGCCGAGAATGCGCGACACGTTATCCAGCGCCTTCATTCGGTCGTCAATCAGCGCCTTGAGCCCATCCTTGCCCTGATGCACGCCGGCATATAGACGCCGAGCGGCGCCCTTCAATCGGCGCGTGTCATGCACGTGCACCTTGCCGCGGCCTTCGCCTGCACATTCCGGGCACTCAGGATTAGGCTCGCGCGTCGCAACGAATCCGAAGCCGCCCACGCAGCTTGGCTCTGGCTTCCCTTCGTTCTCAGCGTCGCGCTGCGCCTTCTCAAACTCGCCGTGCGTCCACTGGTATTCGTGATCCTCGCCCCAGCAGTGTCGGCAGTTGTCCCGCCGGTATTCGACGATCTCGTTGATGTCGACGTTTGCCAGTTCCCACCAGCGCTGAAGCACGACTTCGGGTGTGATCGCCGTCTTATCGGCAATTTCTGCTCGACGCTTGGACAAATACTCGGCTACGTCAGGTTTAGTCAGGTTCTCCGCGGCAATGGAACGAGCCGTCTTTTCGCTGTATCCCGCCCTAATCGCCGCTTGCGTGGCGTTCAAGTCGATCAGATACTCGTCCACAAAGCGGCGCTGCTTGTCTGTCAGCGCCATATCGGTCCTGTTGAGTGAATTCTTGCGCTCAGAGGCGCGAGCGTCGAGCGGAAACCGCTCAGCTTGCTATCGGTAACGCAGCGGCGTTTGCTCCCGCTTCCATTGCGCCACCTTGCGCGGCGCACGTGGCAACTTCGACAGCGTGTCGTACACGCGCCATCCGTTGCAGCGCACGTCGAACGTAACCGTGATCGCTCCACTCAGGCTGTTCGGCCATGCTTCGCAATCGTTGCGGTTGATGTGCTCGTTCGGTATGTGGAGCCGGCCTTCTAGCGTTATCGGCTCGCCCTCGTGCGGCGTGATCGTGATGGTGGCGCCGGATGCGTGCACACTGTTCATTACGCTTCCTGTGTGTATGGGTTGACCACGCCTAGCGCCATAGAACCCATCCGAAGATGGGAAGGAGGTGGCTTACGTCCTATCGTGGCCTGCCGGGGTTACTCGTGATGCTTCGCGCCACTCCGCGGCCAGGCGCGTGACCGCAAGGTCGTTGTTCAGTTCGACATGTCCTTGTGGATCAAGTCGGAAATCTTGGATGCATGCGCTCTGTATGCTTGAACCATAGCTATACCGTGGTCGTCATTGCCAAGCGCGAACGGCTCAGCAATGTGCATCCGAAACGACTCTAGCGCGGACCTGAGCGTTGCAGACTGCGCGCTGGACAGCGCCACGCCATTGATTACGATGTGTGCCTCTCGCATCCTTGCCTCGCTATAGGTGCGCGCTCACCGGCCACTCCTGCGCGGAGAGTTCGCAGGCTGATAGCAGCCGGGAGCAGCGCGGGGAATCATGCAGGCTCGTAGGTGGCCGCGAAAATATCGGCCTTGCAAGGGTAAATCTCGCCCTTGACGCCAGTAATTAGCATGTCGTCCCGACCAAAGTTCATGGAACCTTCGAGCGTTGGGATGATGTAGCAATCATCATTCTCATGCGTGATGGGGTGCCCGGCGTAGCTAAACGACCAAGGCATCCCGTTGACTCGATGCGCCTCATCGACTTGGCTTTTGCCATGCTCGACAAGCTCGTCGAATGTGATCGCCTCGATGACGACGGGCTTCTTGCGGAATTTCGCCATTTCGGCTCCGTGAGAGTTAGATCATTTGCGGCTGAACGCTGCCCCGTACAGGCCGGGACTCGGCCGCAGTGCCAACTGCTGAGCAGCGCTCATGCGCAAATGGAGTGTAGAGACAAGCCCTCGCTAGGTTGCTGCTTCACTGAGCGGCAGCATCGGCTAGGGGGCCATCCCACTTTCTTTAAGGCGGCCGCCGAAAGACGCTCTCAGAGCGCTATGCCGGTGCCGCAACTCCCCATAGGGAATTACTTGAAGTCGAAGAGATCAAGCGCGATCGCGCGTTTAATGGCGTGGAGTTCCGTTATTTCTTCATTGGCTTCACCTTTCTTCTGATACTCGCCAGCATTCACTCTCATGGTTGGCGCCTTGAAGCCCGGCACTTCGCCGCATCCATGGGGGCCGAGTCCCACGTTTTGAAGGCGCCAATCATGAAAGTGTGTAGAGACCCGCTCGCGGCACAGAGCCGGCGTTGGCCGGTTAGCTGCCTTGAGCGGTCCCTTGGTTGCGCGCAGATGCGAGGAACATCGTGCGACGCCATTCCCACACAGGGAATTCTTTAGTTCGTCATGTCGGGGCGAAACACAACTAGCGCACTCGGGAATGGCGCTGAATTCGCATGCCCGCCAAACTTCAGGCGACCGCGTATAAATCGCACCTCGCCTTTCATCGCGTATTCATGCCACCACGCGGTGTCCGTTCGAGCAGGGACCAAGCACACGACAGCTTCAGCAGTGCTCTTTGCGCTCTCGTATGCCTTTTTCATCCATGCGCCGATAACGCGACCATAAGGTGGATTCATCCAGACGCGCCCCGTCCACTCTTGGACGAGACCATCATCGTCTTTGGTAAAGAACTGCTGGCACTTGGTATTTTCCGCACTTGAGCAAGGGTCAAGAGTAAAACCGAACTCCTCATTCACCTTGTCGAAGAAATCTTGCGGCGTAGGCCAATCGTCCGTTGCGGACGAGAAATGGACATCAGTTTTCATATGGTCTCAATGCACTACCCGGCTGCGCATCAGTACCTCGACGCCAGCCTTGATTACGTCCGTCTGGTTCTCGCCTTGCAGCGCGAGCAGACGCTTGTTCGCAGCGTCGGCCGCATCTCCCGGCAGATCCAGCAATTCGTTCTCGCATAGCGCCAGCATCAGCACTGCGATCGTGTCGCATAGCTTGTCGATGTCGTCGTGCGGATCGCGGGCGCCGGAACTCATGCCGACTCCGGCGAAATCGTGTTCAGCATCGACGTGAACGCATACATTGCGTTGTATGCCGCCGCGGCTTCCGCCTGCTGCGCGTTGTCGGGATTCACTGGCTGCGCATGCGGGCGCATATCGATGGTCTGCAGTTCGATGCCGCCGTGCTCAATCATTACGCGGCGAGCAATGGCGATAGCTTCAGCTAACTTCATTCCGCCTCCGAGTACTCAAGCAGCCTGTCGGTCAGGTCATCCAGGTAGTACACGACGTCGCCCGCCGCGTCGCCAACGGTAGCAGCAACCCACATCGCACCGAGCAGCGGCCAGCAAATCATGTAAGCGGCAAACTTCATGCGGCCTCCGTCTAGCCATTCGAGATGCTTTCACGGTATCCGTGCAATGTGCGCCAGCGAACACAAAACGCGCAACAGTATCCACGAATACAACCTGTAACAAAAACTTCTCGCACTCAAAGATACCGTTATGGCATCATTCGGTCATGTGCCGATCTACGGCAATCGAGTTTGTCGTCAGGATCGCAGCAACGACGCCCGTTCATCGGGCGCGCGCACCAGAAACACCTAGGGCCTTCTTCAACGTATCTCAGGATCATTAGGAGTGCGCCATGAAAACAGCTTTCGACACCGCAGGCGAATCCGACCTTGCGCGTGTTGCCGCTCGCTATTGCGACGAGAGCTATGGCGAGCCTGAGCTGGACGACGACGCAGACGATAGCGACGCCGACAGCGACTGAATCACCGCGAAGTCACAACCATAAGGAACGGAAGCCATGAACTCGACCAACCTGCATCGCCGCTTATTACGTCAGCCGGTCGGTAGTCCACCAACCGATCGGCGAGAAAGAGAACGCATCTGCGCGTAGGCGGTCGCCATGACGGCGCGCTTGCAGAGGAATCCTGTGCTGCGGTTATAGATCGCAGAGAGCCAGCCTTGCGCTGGCTTTTTGTGTTGGCTCCGCGCCTGAGGATCGAACTCAGCTAGCCACTGATTAACAGTCAGGCCCATGCACCTTGCTCGGGTTTCGCGGAATTGAAGCCATAAAGCACAAAGCCCCTGCCGACTCGCATCAGACAGGGGCCTACAGTGTAAAAAGCCGCTCAATCCATCAGGAGAGCGGAAAGTAGATCTGGGGATCTACGAACGGAACCAACATGAACACACCGCCTCGCTAGACGCAAAAACGACATGCTAGATAAATCGTATCAAAACCTTCACAGTATCGCAAGCACTATTTGCATACCGCCACGGTGTGCGTTGCATCGGCGCAAATAAGCTCGTGCAAGTGAGCCAGAACCTCCCGGCGCATATGCGCTGGGATGGCTGCGGCAGCGGCGGCGATCTGGTATTCGCCCTCGTCGCTGCGTAAGCCTTCCGCCAGTACACCAGCGGCAGTATTGTTTTTTTCTGTACTGCCAGCAGTGCCAAAACTCGTCATGTCGTGCCTCTCAGGATTGCGAAACCGGTATCTTTTCCCGCAACGGATAAGCGGTGACGTAAGAGTATCCGCACCAGTCCCGCGCACGCAACAAGTTTCGATACAAAATTTTACATTTTCAGCGGTTGCAACAATCCGCAAATGTTTGCGCGAGTCTAATTCGCTTTCTTGCGGGATTTGTCGGTAGAAAGTACGTCCTCTATGGGTTTACCCAGGACAAGAGCCTGAAGCACCCGGAGAACGGCCGCGCGCGACGCCTCGGGCGCCTGCCGGTACATCGCCATGACCGAATCCCGGAACGCCAGGTCGTCATCGCTCATCTCGGCTTCGTTGTTGCTGTGGTCCGTGTCCATCCAGCCTTCCGGCAGCTTCAGCCGGGACTCAATCTCGCGCGCCGTCCGCAGTCCGATCGTCTTCGAGCCTGTGTTCAGGTTCGACAGGTAGACGGGGTTCATTTCCAGGTGCGCAGCGAAGCGCCTCAGCATTCCCCGATCGGGCGCGGTCGGGTCATCCCTTCTCACCCCTTCCTTGAACTGCTCGAAAAGCAGGTGGAAGTTTCGTGCGCGCAATGCATCGATCGTTTCGATAGCCATGTGATTCCCAATCCTTAGTCGTATAGGGCGCGTCAAGGCACGCCACTTGGTCGGATGCCTGTCCCGATTAAATCGCGGCATCCATTCGTGAAATCTTGAAGGTTTCCGGCTGCCAATGCAACCGTAAAGGCATCATTTTTCAATAAGTTCATAGGGTTATCTCCCGACAAAATTTCATCCTAAACGCTAACCGTCACGGTATCCGATGCTATACTGTATTGCAATTATAACCCGGCAAAGGAGCCATGAATTGAACGCACAAGAATTTCACGATGCATACGGGGCGAAGGTAGTGAACCAGTTGCTCGACCACATCGGCATTGGCCCGATCTACTGGAGCAACATCCGCAACGGTCACAAGGTGGTCGGCAAGAAACGCGCGCTCGAATTCGCACGAGTCAGCGCGCAGTTAGTTGGACCGAACAAGCCGCACCTGACCGTCATCGACATGATCGGCCTGCGTCACGAAATGCCGAAGCTCGTCGGCAAAGCGCGCGGCCCGGCCGTCATCGAAGCAATCCCCGATCTGCCGGCCGTCGCAGCCGAACGAACCGAACAGGACGACCAATGAGAAAAGCCCGCTATCTGGTGGACGACAACGCATGAGAGCCCTGCTATTCGACGAGCCCCCGCTCGTCGTTTCCCCTACCCTCGCCTGCAAAATCGGGCTGCAGGAGGCAATTGTCTTGCAGCAGATCCACTATTGGGCCGCTCACAGCAAGACCGTGCGCAATGGCCGCAAGTGGGTCTACAACACGTATAAGGAATGGGCTGAGCAGTTTCCGTTCTGGAAACCAGAGTCTATCCGCAAGATCGTCGCGAAGCTGCGCGCCGAGGGACTACTGGACGTCGAAACGCTCGCAACAGACACAGCGAACCGGACGAACTACTACGCGATTAACTACGACCGCCTGGACGATATAAGCAATGCGCCGGAAGGCAATGCGGAAAATTCCACCGCACCTCAATGCGGAAAATTCCACCGCACCATGCGGAAGAATCCACCGGACCATGCGGAAAATTCCACCGCATTCCTATATAGAACAGAGACTACTACAGAGACTACACAAAGAAAGGCGCCGCGCTCGCGCAGCGCTGCACCGTCATCACTCGGGGTCGATGAGTTATCGAACGACGGCGTAGACAAGCAGGTCGCCGCCGACTGGCTCACGCTTCGCAAAGCAAAGCGCCTGCCTCTCACGCAAACCGCGTGGGATGGCGTAAAGGCTGAGGCACAAAAGGTCGACATGTCGCCGGCCGATGCGGTGCATTACGCGGTACAGGCAAATTGGGCGGGATTCAGGGCGGATTGGGTGCAGCGGGGCGGCGCAACGACCGGCGCAGCGGTCCGGTCAGGTGCGCAGCCTCTCAACAAGCAAGAGGCGCTGGAGGCCCGCAACCGCGAAGTTGCGGCGCGGCTCTCCGCGAAATTTCAGGCACAGCATGGAGAGGCGCATCAATGAACACGAACGAACACGCCGCTTTTATCGCACTTATTGCAGACGTCCAGGCGTTCTATGGTAAAGACCTATCCGAGTTCGGCGGGAATGTCTGGTGGGAGGCCATGAAGCCATACGACTACCGCGCCGTGGCTGACGCGCTCAACCGGCATTGCGTGAACCCGGATAGCGGCCAGTTTGCACCGAAGCCCGCCGACGTGGTGAAGATGCTGCAAGGCTCGACACAGGATTCGGCCCTTGTGGCATGGGCAAAAGTAGACCGCGCAGTGAGATCCTGCGGAACATATAACAGCGTTGTCTTTGACGATCCGATCATTCACCGCGTCATCATGGACATGGGCGGATGGGTGCAGGTTGGCGGTAAAGACGAGAAGGAATGGCCCTTCGTCGCGAAAGAGTTCGAGAACCGCTATCGCGGATACAAGATGCGTAACGAGACGCCGGAATACCAGCGCGTGCTGACCGGAATTTCTGAGTCGCAGAACAATCGCGCCGGCCACAAGAGCCATCCGCCAGTGCTGATCGGACACGCTGAACAGGCCAAGCGCGTCATGCTCGGCGGCTCGGACAATCCACAACTGACCTTCACGCGGGCTGGATCGCTGGACGCGATGCTCGCGTCGATTCCGCAGCTAGCTCAGGCATGACCGCCTGCATCTTTTTTTGCGAACTGCACCGATACCGTGGTAGTATCCGTCTATAGCAACGGTATCGGTTTTCCGGGCGGAAATCGCCTAGAAATCTTTCATGTGAAGAAATAAAAAAAGGAACTGAGAATGAACACTAACGAGGCATCTTTAGGACAAAGTACTGTACAAACATACAGTACGACTGAAAAATCCGCCTTCGAGCGCGCGGTATTCGCATTGGAATGCGCGGCTCGATGGCTCGATAACGGGTCCGATCCGGCGCAAGCAGCGGAGCAAATCCGGCTTGCTATTGCTCAAATAAAGGGATGCATCGCGGATTGCGATGTGAAGCCCGATCTGGCTGACGCCAGCAAGCAAGCAAGTAAGCCTGCGCCAGCCGTCGAGCAGTATTCCTACGCGAGCACTCAGGCGACAAACTGCGCGCGCTGCGGAGAACATAAGCACACTCCCCTGCGTATCGACTGGATGGGCGGTTACGTGTGCCTAACCTGCATTGACAAGCAACTGGAAGATGCCGCGCCATCGGTCGAGCAGGACGAGCGCGGGGCGATCTATCAGGTGCTTGATCCGATTGAAGGAGGCTGGAGCGACGTACCGCAAAGCCTATATGACGCAACGGACGGCGCATTCAAACGCATCGTCTACACCGTCCCGCCAGCACAGACAGCGAACACCGATGATGCGCGCCTGATCGATCTGTTCGACGTGCTGATGCGGCAAAACATCGAGACGAGCGATGAATCGTATCTGTCCTTGAAGTGCGTCGGCGTTCCGCCCACCAAAGTTGAATTCGTGGCAGCAGTGCAGTGCGCCCTGACCGCCGCTCAGTCCGCAAGCGGAGATCAAGCATGAAGCGCTCGATCAAACACATCGCCTATGTCGTGTTATTCGCTTGCCTCGCTATCGCGTGGTACGGCTTCGGCATAGAGGGAGCGCGCAACGTCATCCGCTTCTGGGTGTATGCATCGCTTGCATGCGGCGTAGTGACGCTGTTTGCCGAGCCGGGAACGCATATGGAACCGCTTCCGCGAATCACCAGATGGGTGACGGGCGTTGGCGACGTCACGGTCGTCATCCTGTTCGCCTGGTACGGCCAGTTCGACTTCGCCGCATTCTGGGCGTTCAGTTCTATCGCTGTTTCGATCTATCGCGAAAAGGCCGAGCGCCTTCTGGAGACCGCATGACCAAACGCGTATTCACTGCCGACTTAATTCGCAATCTGATGGCTGACGGCAAGCCGCGCACTGCTCAGGAAATATCCGAGGGCATCGGGCGCGACTTATCGATGGTCAACGAATACCTACGCCGTGCGCGCGTGCCGGGCCGCGACCAGGAGTTCCGCGCAATCGACCACAACGGCTATCGCCGAGCCGTCCGGTACGTGATCGGCAAGGGAGAGAACGTTGCGCTGCGGCCGTCGCTGCCGCCGCGGCCGAAGCAAACAGAAGCCGAGATCGACGCAAAGTTCCGCCGCGATAACCGACGGTTCCCGAAAGCCGATCCGACGCTGCTCAACGCTGTCAATGCGATTGTTCGCATGGGGGTGAGGCAATGAACTGCAGACCTGGTGATCTGGCTTATGTTGTACGCGCTGAAGTCACGCCTGAAATGATCGGGATCGTCGTTACCGTTTTGCGTCCCGCAATTCATGCGGAAATTGTTGACGGAATCCATTACCAAGTCACAGAGCCAAGCTGGGTGGTCGAGTCAGGGTCATCGATTCCGGCGCGTAGCAACGATGGGATTCTGCGAGTCGTAAAGCGACGCGTGGTGATGGATAGATTGCTTCGCCCAATCAGCGGTGTTCCCGTCAACGACGAAGTAACCGACGACATCAAGGAGCCAGCATGATAACCAGCGAAACCAGCTTACAAGCATATCTGTCCGTGCGCGACGATGGAACGGTCGCCAACCAGCAATCGAAGATCCTCGCACTGCTGCGCACGATACCGGCGACTGCCTTATCGCGGCTCGACATTTCGAACCTCACCGGCATCCGGCTCTCTAGCGTCTGCGCGCGGGTAGCCGAGCTGCGCGCCGAGGGCCATGTCATCGAGCCATCAACGCGCAAATGCCCGCATACGGGCCAGACTGTCAAGGTAATCCAAGCCGCTCCCGATCTGCTGACCGCCCCGCTCCACTGACAAGGACCGATATGCAAGTATGCACCGCACACGAAAGCTCACTTGGTCGCCTCACCCTTCGCACTCCTAAGCCGGAAGACGACAGTCGCGCGCCGATGTTCCGCTCGATGGAGGCGGCATTGTCCTTTGCCTACACCTGGCGCGCGCGGCCCGGCGTCAAGATCGGGCAGATTGGCGAATACACCGGGCCGGATGGCGCCGCCCTGCTCCTGTCTGTGCACGAGAAGAAAGCACAGGCGCAATACGTGCACGATGTCATCGAATCGCACCTCTCGCTCGATCAGCGCGCCCTGCTGGATGCCACCTATGGCGGTGAGCGCGGAGAGCGTCACGCAGGCGTTGAGCGGCTTGTATGCCTACTCGAAGGAGCGCACCGCAATCGGTCTGTGGTCCGCGCCCTGATCGCGCGTGAGTTCGTTTTCGGCGAGTCGTATTGCTGGAGCCTAAATCGCATTGCGCGCGAATTCGCTATTCATCCACAGACTGTAGCCCGAACAGCAGCCAAGGTAGCCCCGGTGATCGCGAAATTACGCACATCGGTACACGAGAAGTTGCAGCCAGCATTCGCTCGCCGAGGGTGGGTTCCAAGGGATGAACAGTGTGACATATAACCCGACGCTGACCCGAGAATACGTTGCAGAAATCCTAGACTACGATCCAGAGACGGGCGTGTTTACGAGAAAAAAGAGCACACACAAGAATCACCGTGGAACGACAGCCGGTGGCATAAACAATTCTGGGTATTGGTGCATCAGAGTGGGAGCGAACCGTTATTTGGCCCACAGACTAGCATGGCTACTAGTCTATGGAGAAATGCCCGACCGGATGATCGATCATATCAACGGAAACCCGCTTGACAACAGAATCGCGAACTTGCGAATGGCTAGCCCAAACGAAAACGCCTACAACCGGAAAAAAAGAAGCGACAACACTAGCGGCATCAAAGGCGTGTCGGCAGCGAAGCAAGGACTGAGGGCGCGAATATCTGTGGACGGGAAGATTATCCATATAGGCTACTTCAAGACCGTAGACGACGCCGAACGCGCAATTCGAGAAGCGCGAAATTCCCTCCACCGTGAATTTTCGCGACACGCATAATTTTTTCGCTTGCGTTACGGATACTGTTACGGTATCGTTCAACCCATCGACACACCGCCGCAGTATTCTTCAGCAAACAACGGAAAGGGGAATGACATGGACGACTTTGGAAACGACATCGGCAACTTCTCTGACGCTTGGGCCGCATTTGTAGTAGATGGCCTTCGTTGGGATTGTTACCTGGTCGACCAGTTCTTCCCGGCCGCCTAACTCTCAAACCCGCCGCAGCTCACCGCGGCAACAAGGGGAAGGAAATGCCCGCAATCAAGCGTACCGGGGTTCAGTGGCGTGACGAATATCTGATCGGAGAGAAGGATCGTTCGGAATACCGCTGGGAGCAATCGGAAGACTCGAAGACCAGCGGCAAGGAGTTTTGCACGGTCGACGGTGTCCAGTACTGGCGCTATGACTGCTACGTGGACTTCTCGCCGTATGGCTGGAGTCGCGTCGCATAACTGTTCTCACCATCTTGGCCCGGAGCCAAGCTAGTGCGAATAGCACCGCAGTAGAAGCACCAGCCCCGGCGGAGCCGGATCGCGCAGACAAACAAAAAGGACGGAAATCATGAGCCACGTACCGCAGTTAGTTTCCCGCACGCAAGCCTACGGCAATTGGCTGTTCGACCGCGATCTGGAAGCGGCCGACAACGCAGCACTCGCCGCACACGACCGCCGCGAACAGATCGAGCGCGAAGTCACGTTCGACGACCTGATGGAACTACTGGTCGAGCTGAACAGCGTGCAGCGCGAGGAATTCATGCAGGCACTGGCGCGCGGTGAAAAAGACGACCTGCACACGATTCACACGCTGCTTACCGATGCGAAGGAAGTCATCGTTAAGCGCCGTCTGGCTGGAGGTGAATGATGCAAATTGATCTTCAATACGTTCTCGGCGCCATCAAGGCAATGAACGAAGCGGCAGATGCCATTCGAAGCGGGACGCCTGAGCAGCGCGGTCGAGCCGCCGCTGGATGCATTATCGCGGCTATTGATCTCGAAGTGCGCATCGGGCGCGCGCCGATTGACGTATCGGGCGCAGCAATTTCGCTGCCGGTGGGAGGTGTGCAATGAGCGAGATAAAGCATACGCCGGGGCCGCTGTTCGTGCGCCAGCCGGAAAAATGGCCGTTCCATGTCGAGATCGTCAACGAGGCTGGCGAGATTGTCGCCAGCGAACATCGCTACGCCTACAGCACGAGCCACAAAACGATCAATGACGTCATGACGGCGCGAGGGTTCCGCATGGACGACGCTGATAAGGCAATCGCCGCAAACGAGCGGCAACTTGCCGATGCTTACCTACGGGCCGCCGCCCCGGAACTGCTCGAAGCGCTAAAAGAAGCGATCGAGACTATCAAGTTTCTTTCCACGCGCGATAACTCGTGGGGAGAACAGATTGTGTGCGAAGACCTTCAGGCCATCGTCGCCAAAGCCACCGGGAGCCAAGCATGACCAAGATCAAAGATGGTGGGCCGGCATTTCCAGTAAGTACTCGTGAAGCTGGCGCGCCTAACGAAAGTGCATACGGACACCAAGACGGGTACGACACTTGGCAATTCGGCGGCCTCACGATGCGTGACTATTTCGCGGCGAAGGCGATGGCGGCAGTACCTATGCCACAAAGCCACCTTCACGATATACCGGAAGCGTATGACCGGATCGCTCAGCATGCCTTCAAGATGGCCGATGCAATGCTTCGCGCCCGAGGTGAATGATGCAAGTTAGTTCAGACAAGGTGATCGACGCAATCGCCGCGCTGAAGGCTGCTGCTGACGCGCTGCACGATAGCCCCGCGCACGAGATCGCCGCACGCTGCCTGGAATCGGCAGCCGCCCTGCAAGCATCCGTGCAGATCGCCGGCCAGACGCATCGCACGTTTCATGTAACGGGGGTGCATTGAGATGACAGACGAACAACTCGCCAAGCTCGCGCTCAAGCACTTCGCACGATACGAGGAATGGAGCATCGACCTCAAATCATTTGCAGCCGAAGTGCGCGCAAATGCGCTTGAAGAAGCGGCGAACCATATCACGCGCGGAGTCGATTGCGTGAAGCAGAACGGCTGGATCGATGCCGCCAATGAACGGCTGCGTTGCGCGGAGGCTATCCGCGAATTGAAGGAGGCGGCATGAAGTGTGCAACCTGTGGAGCGAAAGCCATGATACGAAAAGGTCCGCATGGTGACTTCTATTGCTGCCCGAATAGCAAGCCTGGCGACAATCACGGCACGCGCAGCGTATCAGTGCAGCAGCAACTAGATAAACTCGTGTGGCGCGAGAACGATGCAGCGCCGCCGCCGGTTCACGATCTGGAGTTGATCGTGCGCACGAAGATGGTGTCACTTTCCGGCATCCACATGAGTGAGACAGAAATGTTTGTCGAAGGCGACTGGCGCGACGCTGACATTTTCGACGGCGGCCCATACGACGATAGCGACCACTGGTCGAATATCCGGCCGTACTGAGCGCGAGCGCACGAAAATCTTAGCGAAAACACTTGCAAGACGGATACCGTTTTAGTATCCTTCATCTCAGCAGCACAAAACACAAACCAAAACCACGAACGGAAGATTAGACCATGAACACGGTAACCAAGCTACAAAAGGCGTTATTATTACGGGCCACGTCGGCGTTTCACCCGCGCCAGTCCGGCGTCGGCGAAAAAAATTTGAACTGCACCGATACCGTAGAAGCTAGCGTTAACGCAGTGACGCAAGTCCCGAAGGACGTGGCACTTGCCGATCTGCGAAACGCTGGCGACCAATACATTGCGGACGTGATCACGCTTGTAACGCTTGATCGACAGATCCGCATAGCCACGAAGTTTCCCGACGTCTACGCGCTACTGCGCGAGCTAACGGACGAATGGCAGCGATACGAAACGCTGTACCCAGACGCGGCGGCCGATGGCTGGCTCGCATTACTCATGAAGCGCGCCAATGTGCTGCGCACTGAGATTGACGAGATAGCTAATGAAGCCCGCGCTTGATTGGCTAGTTGCGCTGGCCTTGTGCCTTGGATATGGCGCATGGTGCGCGGCGCAGAACATCGGAGCGTGGCAATGAGCTATGACGACGACGGCTGGCAGTGGCAAGCCGAGCTTGAAGAGCAGCAACAAATTGAACTGAACGAACGAACTGAACGAACAGGAGAAGCAAATGGCAATCGTAACCTTCATTCTCGGAGCATCGGGCACCGGAAAGAGCACGTCAATGCGCAATCTCGATCCTTCGTCGACCCTTTTGATACAGGCTCTTAAGAAGCCATTGCCTTTCCGATCGGCGGGATGGGGCTATCTGTCCAAGGACACGCCGCGTGGAAACGTGATCGTCTGCGATCAATCGGACAGCATCATCAAGTACATGACGCGAACGCAGCGCAAGGTGATCGTGCTCGACGACTTTCAGTATGTGATGTCGTCGGAATTCATGCGACGGAGCGACGAGAAGGGGTACGAGAAGTTCACCGAGATTGGCCGGCACGCGTGGGACATTCTGAACGCGGCGACTGCCCTGCCCGACGATGTGCGCGTCTACGTCCTGTCGCACACAGAGAAAAGCGACGACGGGACTACGAAGATGAAAAGCATCGGAAAAATGCTGGACGACAAAATTTGCCTTGAAGGCATGGTGACGATCGTCCTGCAAACCGATGTGATGGACCGTGACTATCGGTTCATCACGCAAAACAACGGCCGCAATACATGCAAGTCGCCGATGGGTCTATTCGAGGATGACACGATCCCGAATGACCTGGCGGCTGTCGACGCGGCTATCACCGAGTATTACTCCCTCACGGCTACGGCCTAACAAGCAACCACAGGAAAACGCACCATGTACGCACTGAACAACGAGTCCGCGCAAGCAGCACGCAAGGCCGAGCAACGGACGAGCTTCATCGACGAAAAAGGCAAGTATGTCGGCAAGTTCACGCGCGCCGAGGACATCACCGCGGCAAGCGGCACACGCGGCATCGCATTCACGTTCGAGACCGACGACGGCCAGAAAGCGAACTTCTCGATCTACACGATCAAGTCGGATGGAGAAAAACTCGGCGACTTCGGGACGCTGATGGCACTGATGACGTGCCTCGGTGTTAAGGACATCAAGCCGGCGCAGGTTGCATCGATGGTCTGGGACAAGGACGCGGCGGCCAACGTCAGCAAGACGCTGAGCCAATTCCCGGAACTGCTGAACAAGCGCGTCGGCATCCTGATCGCAATGGAGGAATACGAGAAGCGCGATCAGAACAAGCGGCCGACTGGCGAGACCGGCTGGAGCGTTCGCCTGAATGCCGTGTTTCAGGCCGACACCGAACTGACGGCATCCGAAATCCTTGACCGCAAGACGACGCCGACCAAGTTGCCGCAGCTAGTCGCCGCCCTGAAGGATCGGCCGCTGAAGAAGTCGACGGCATCGAGCAACGGCGGCCACATCGCCGATGAAAACTTCGGCGGATTCGACACGATGGCGGACGACATCCCCTTTTGAGGTACGCGCAATAAAACCGCGTCGCCGGCCCGCGCCGGCGTCAGCCAGGAGACCTCCCATGCAAGAGTTCACAGTCTGGTTCGACAAGAGCACCAAGCCGATACACATTGGCGTCTATGAAGTGCGCCGCAAGCCGAACGGCAAGACGATCTTTCGCCTGTTCAGCTACTGGACCGGCAAGCGCTGGTCGTACACGGCGCAGACGCCACGCGGCGCCGAGTCCTGCAAGCACAAGCCGAGCAGTGAAGCGGAGCGCGAAGGCGGCTTCGAATGGCGCGGGCTGCGACGCAAAAAAATTTGACCGCTAAGGATACCGTCATGGTATCTTTCTGCATGTACCGATACCGCAGCACAGATCAAACAAAAGGAACCGAAATGTCACTCAACCTGTTCGAAATCTCCCGCGAGTACCGCGAAGCAGCCGACACGCTGGTAGAGCTAGATCTGGACGAAACGACCGTGCGCGATACGCTGGAATCGATCAGCGGAGACCTGACGACGAAGGCGCAGAACATCGGCTTCGTCATCAAGAACATCGAGGCCAGCGCAGAGCAGATTAAGGCGCACGCCAAGGCGATGCTCGACCGGGCGAATGCGCTGGAGAACCGTGCAACGTCGGTCAAGCAATACCTGTTCGACGGCATGAAATTGGCGAACGTGCCGAAGATCGACACGCCGTTTTTCAAGCTCGCGATTCGCGACAAACCGGCTGCGGTGCAGATCGACGACGAATCCCTGATTCCGGCCGAGTACAAGACCGATCCACTGCCGCCGGTTCCGGCGCCCGACAAGAAGTTGATCGCCGCCGCGCTGAAAGACGGCTTCGAAGTGCCGGGCTGCCGCCTTGTGCGCGGCCAGCGTTTGGATATTCGCTAAATCGAGATCCGCCATGCGAACCAACTTACGCCTGAAGTTCGATAGCTACAGCGAATACGGATTCGACGGCTTCAGGTGGTTCATTCGCAGAACTGTCGCCTACTCCGACATTTGCATCCAGTGACGACAGCCGACCACTTACAGGATTGCAGACAGCGCTTCATGGCCGCGGTGCGCGACGGTCGCAGCGGATCGTTCGACAAAGCGAAAACCATCGTTGAGCGCATTAGGAGTACGTCAGGCGATGACGTTGCAGAGCGCGCGAAACGAGAGCTTTGGGCATATATCCGTAGTGAAAAACGCGCCTGAGTGCGTACAACTTCAAACGGGGTTCACGTGAAATTATCCGCAAACGCAATTCGCCTGGCATACGGGAAGGCCGAATGAAGGACGTCATCGACGCCGACCAGCCCGCAGAGTTCTTCGCCCCCGTCTCGTCCGACCTTATCGATTCATTGGTCGGGCAATACAACCAAGCGCGGGACCGGATTGACTATGTAGCTCGAATCGTCAACGGCGAAGAATGCGCGAACGTCATCCACTATTTCTTGGATGGCAATCGCAGCGAAAGCCGATTCCATGCGGACGGCCTTTTCGAGCCCAATGGCGCTATTGCTGCCCTGAATTCGGCGTATTGGTCTAAGACACTTGGATTAACGGATGTTTTCGAGTGCATGCCGCAGAAGCGACGCGACGAGTGGAATAAGTCGATCGTCGACCACTCCACTCCGGATTTCTCAGAAGAGACCGTGCGCGCAACCCTGACGGATTTGCTCAATATGCGTCAGCAGTTCATGGCCGAAAAGGTCGACGGCATCTTTCGCGGGCTGTCAGGCGAGCACGTCACCAACTCGCCCGAGGCGTTCGGCAAGCGGATGATTATCAGTTACGTGAGCGATAGCTTCGGCTACTCGAATCACGCGCGCGCCGGCCTCATTCACGACTTGCGGCATGTGATCGCGAAGTTTATGGGACGCGACCAGCCATCGTATAGCGCCACCGATGCCTTGTTAAACCGGTGCCGCGCTCACCGCGGCGAATGGGTTTCTTGCGATGGTGGGGCTCTGCGCATTCGAACGTACAAAGTCGGGACCGGCCACCTGGAGGTCCATCCAGATATGGCGTGGCGGCTGAATCTCTTCCTGCACAGCCTCTATCCGGCGGCAATCCCTCCGCAGTTCCGCCAGAAACCCAAGCGCCAAGCGAAGCGATACACGGAAATGCAGCGGCCAGTACCGTTCGCGGCGCTCGAACTGCTCAACGATGGCATGCGCAACCGGCGCCACGCCGGCGGAAACGTCTTTACCTTCGGCTACGGAGCATCAACGAAGGATGCGGCCTATCAAGAAGCCTGCCGAATCCTGCGCGCCATCGGTGGCACGCCAACCAAGGGCGGCGGCTTCGATTTCGAATACCGCCCCGATGACGTGATCCGCGAGATCGTTGTCAGCGGCTGCATTCCTGACAAGCAGGCATATCAGTTCTATCCAACTCCGCCGAAGCTGGCGCAAATCGCCGCGGACATGGCGCAGATCGGCCCCGCACACACGTGCCTTGAGCCAAGCGCAGGACAAGGCGATCTAGCCGCCTTCCTGCCGATTGAGCGCACGACATGCGTCGAGCTGTCGGCCCTGCACTGCGACATCTTGCGCGCTCGGGGACTCAAGACCGTGCAGGCCGACTTCATCCGGTGGGCAGAATCGAACTCTTCCGCGCTCGCCTTCGATCGAATCGTGATGAATCCGCCGTTTTCGGACGGCCGCGCCCTGCTGCACATCGAGTATGCATACAGCATCCTGGCCGCAGGCGGACGTCTCGTCGCAATCCTGCCGGCCTCGATGCGGGGGAAACAGTTCTTCCCTGACGCGCAGTGCGAATGGTCGAGCGCCTTCGAGCGCGAGTTCGAGGGAACCGGCGTCGCAGTGGCAATCATGGCTGTAGAAAAACGGACTACGGAACAAGCATGACGACACATCCATTATCTGGCGTCGCCCAATTTTTGACGCTCCCCCTTCCGCCGTCGATTAACTGCTATTGGCGTAAGTCGCCGCGTGGCATGTATATAACCCGCGAGGGAAAGGACTTCCGCCAGCGCGTCGCCGAGATCGTCGCCGAGCGCCAAGCCATCAAGTTCGGCGATGCGCGCCTCTGCGTTGCGCTCACCCTGCACATGCGCGACCGACGCGCGGCCGATCTTGATAACAGGTGCAAGGCGATTTTCGACGCGCTTGAACATGCCGGCGTCTACAACGACGACGAGCAGATCGACGAGCTATTCGTCGCGCGCGGCGAGATCGTCAAGGGCGGCCGGTGCCAAGTCATGGTCATGGGGGCGTGATGGACAAGCAACTTTACCGCCTCGTGCATCCCACCGCGCGCCAGTTAGCGATCCGCGCATGCATCCACGCGCCAGACGGCTTCATTGTTGAGATCAAGGCGCCGACAAAATCTAGCGATCAGCAGGCCAAGTATCACGCGATGTTCGCGGATGTAGCCGCTCAGGTTCCGTTCATGGGATCAATGCGCGACCTTGAAACATGGAAGCGCCTCCTGGTAGACGCATTCGCGCGTGTCAAAGCCGCCGAAGGCGACCCGGTGCAAGGCGTCGGCGCGATCATCCCGAATCTCGACGGAACCGGCTTCGTGCAGCTTGGCGTCCAGACGCGCAAGTTCAGCAAGCGCCACGCGTCAGAATTCATCGAATTCCTTTATGCCTGGGGTGCCGAACACGACGTCAAGTGGAAAGACCCCGCGCCGGCCGGATATGAGGGACTGGCAGCATGACCGGTAAGCTCAATCCCAACAGCGTGCGCAACGACACGCGCCGCAAGATCGTCGAACTGCTCGCACAGGAGCCGATGACTGCGATCGAGTTGCAAGCAATCGTCGGCATCGCCGAGACAGGCGTGCGTCGCCATCTGCGCATCTTGCGCACTCAGACGCCGAAGCAGGTCTACATCTGCGACTGGCACCGCATGGTCGGCAAGAGCGGCTTGTGGGGCGCCGTCTACGCTGCCGGCGACAAGCGCGACAAGCCAGAGCCCGATCGCACCGAGGCACGTCAACAGGCATCGGCTCGCCACTACCGCAAGTATTCCGGCGTATTCAAGGCGCGTAGGAGTGCTTGCGATGGGCGCGCGCATCCGTTCGCCGGATTGCTGGAGTCGGCACGATGAAGCGCTCTGCATTGAAGCCAAGCGCATTCAAGCGCAAGCCCGGCGCGTCGTTCAGCAGCTTTCGCAGCGCGACGAAGGAACTGGAGCGCAAGCCGATGAAGAAAACCGCGCGGAAGTCTGCGACAAAGGCTGAGCGAGAACACATGGGCATCGTCGCGGGACTCTGCTGCGTAGTGTGCCGAAATCGTGGCTATGGCGATTCGCCGGCCGAGGTGCATCACGTCCGCTACCTCGCCGGCGGCGGCCAGCGCAGCAGCAATCTCGACACGATCCCGCTTTGCCCGCGGCATCACCGGATCGGCGGATATGGCGTTGCCATCCATGCCGGCCAGGAGGAATGGGAACGCCTATACGGAACCGAGGCGCAATTGCTCGAACAGACTCGCCGGGAGACCGGCATCACACAACCACAGATGGAGACGGTATGACAGTTCAACGATTCGGCACCAGCTCGGCGCCCTGCACCAACGGCGTCTATGTTCGCCACTCCGACTATGCAGCACTTGAGGCTGAGTGCGAACGGTTACGGGCACTGGAAACGGCGGTTCGGGATCACCGGTCAATGTACGAAGGCACCAGTGACGAATACAACATGAGCGCACGCGGCATCGGAGAAGCGCTCGACAAGATCGACGCCGCACGAGGCTCAAATTGAAAAACATCGCCATCAGCAGTACACGCACCGCCGAGACCGTCGCTCATGAGGACATGATCGCGGCAATGGATCCTAACTACCAGTTCACGCTCGACGAGATATTCGCCCTGCTCAACGACCGCCCGCGCGCTGCTGTACGCGACACGCTGCATGCACTCGTCGCGAAAGGCGTCATCTGGCGCGACGCCACGACGTCACGCGTGCGCTATGCCCTGCTCGAAGGCGATGCACTGCGCGAAGCTATCGAACGAAAGACAAAACGGAGTGCGTCGCCAGTCTGGATGCACCGAAATCTCATCGGATACGAGGCTGAACAGCGGCGCTTCCGTGATTTATGCATGAAAACACGAAATTAGGTATTGCGTTACAGATACTGTTGCGGTATCGTTACGCCAATAGCAGCACACATCGATAATCAACAATAAACGGAACGGAACCATGCTCTACACGAAATTCTCAGCATTATTACGCACGCCTGCGAACGCCATCATGGCCGCTCGTGTAAGCGCATGCTCAGTCATTGCGCGCCGGGCGGCCGCCTCAAAGCGCCACATCGGAACCCGCACGGTGAAACAAGACCAACTTGCCCGCGCGCTCGCCCAGGCGACAGACGCATACCTGCGCTCTATCACGCCTACAAGTCAACTGACGCACAACCTGATCGCGGCAACCGCAGCCATCCTTGCGCGGGATAACCACGACCAGGTAAGCATTCGCATTGGCAACATACCCGCAATAACCCGCAAGCCGAATGCAAGCGTAGCTGCGTGACGAGCGTTGAGCGGCGCATCCCCGGCCGCTCTTTTTCGAATAAACCTGAAACCCTTCTATTGAGGCGCCGGCCATGAATTGCAACTGCATCAACGACCTCGAAAAGAGGCTGCAAGCGAAGTACACGGATGAGTTGGGTGCGCCGGCGGGCGCTGAATGTCAGGCTGCTGGCTTCACCTTCGGCAAATCCGTCCAAGTAATCCACAAGACGGAATTCAAGATCACTGCCAATGCTGCCGGTTTCAAACGCGGCAAGTCGATTCCCGTCATCGCAAGCTTCTGCCCTTTCTGCGGAACTTCGACGAAAGCGCAAGACGCCTGACCCACTACGTTACCGGCATAGACATGAACACAACGACTATGAATACAGGCGCAGCGAGTCTGCTGCCGTGCCCGATGTGCGGCGCCGCTCCGAAGTTGATCGTTGGATATTCGCCCCTTAATCACGCATTCGTCGATTGCGATTGTGGCATGCAGACCGCGCTGAAAGACACCGGCGAGGAAGTGACCGCAATGTGGAACCGTCGATCACCCACTCCGCAGGCAGACGCCGCGCCAATCATCGGCCAGCACGATATAAGCACGAGCACGGGAGGCCGAGCCTACATTGCAGAGTTCTTCGCAAAGCGCCTACGTCGGCACGACTTCCAACGCTACATTGAGGAACGGCTCGCCGCTGATTTCGCTTGCGCACTTGCCGGATACCTCAGCGAGCACGTCGCCGCGATAGCTGCTGGCGGAGCGCAAGAGCCGGTGGCGCAATGGCAATCGCGCCCACTCAAGAGCAATCACGAGTGGATAAATCTCGATGAAGCGGACGCAAAGAGGATTGCAGAGAGGCACTCCGACATTTATGAGGTCCGTGCGCTCTACGCCGCGCCGCTTCCTCGCGTAGCCGCGACTGTGGCGAGCCCGGTCGATAGCCTGGTTTCATTCCACGCCGAGCAGCTTGAGGGCAACCCGTATTGCTATTTCGAACTCGCCTACACGCGTCAAACCGGCTGGATGGCGTGGATCACCGACCGTCCCGCGCAAGGCGAGCCGGGCACCGCTGCATATGCGAAGTCGAGAAAGGTGATCGTGCGGGGACAGGGTGAGACCGCGCAGGAAGCATGCGCCGACGCCCTCTCATTGATCGCTGCCGCATCTAACGGGGACCAGGCATGAGCGAAAAACTGAAGTATTTCATCGAAGCATGGGAAATGAACGGCGTCGGCCAAACGGTCGCCACGGTACAGGACAGCCCCGGCACAGTCGTAACCATCACGGTCGATGATCTGCGCGCGTTGCTCGCCCGCCAGCCTGCCGCTATCGACAAAGAGGCGGCGACGGTTTATGTGGATTGCTGCGAGTGCGCAGAATGCGGCCATATCGGGATCAACGATTCACATGATACCGACGCATCGTGCGGCTACCCGTGTGGTTGGACTGGCCCGTCGCCCGTTGAGGATAAGTGCCCCGGATGCCACCGCGAGGGCGTGATGGGGCTTGCGTGCCCGAAGTGCAGCGGACGCTATTCGACTATCGCTGAAGCCCGCATTGACGCCGCCCCTCTCGCCAATGAAGCAAGCAAGCCTGCTGCGCCATCGGTCGAGCAGGACGAGCGCGGGGCGTTCATCGAAGCGTATATGGAAGCGCGAGCGGCCAGTGTTGCACAAGCCGGGGCAGTGTTCGATAACGACTGGCCCGCCAAGCAGATGTGGAGCGCAGGCATAGCATACGCCCGCACCGCATCAACTTCCGCCAATGTGGCGCAGGATTCGAAACCTATCACGGACCTCGCGACAATCGTTAAAGCGGCGTACGGGAATAAAGCATGGATTTCTAGGCGAGACGATATTCCTGACTTTCTATCGCCAACATCTGCCGACTATGCGGACCTGAAAGCTGAAGGCGAGAAAACGTCAAGTTGGCATCCTGATTTCGTCGTCGCGATGTACGAAAACTCGCGCCCAGACAAGTTGTACACGATGGACCAGATGCGCGAATACGCAGATGCATTTCATCGCTCGCGTGTTGACGCCGCCAATGTGGCGCAGGGTGCGGAGCCTTCCGCCTATAGGACACTGTTGGACTCTCTCGGGTATCCGTGGCTTCCGTGCCCCATTTGCAACGGAACCGAGGGTTGCGACCATTCATACCCCGAACGTGCTCGGGCTGCACTAGCCGCCCCGCCAGCACAGACAGCGCTCGCGGATGCTCAGGTCGAAGCGGCTCTTGCAGCGTTCAATGCTTTCCCATGCCCGAATCCTGGCTCCATCAGCCGTAGCTGGAATGCCGATCAAATGCGATCCGCCATCGACGCCGCCCTGGCCGCCGCTCAATCTGCAAGCGGAGACACGAAATGAGTGAACACCAACCGAATCCCGCCAGCGCTGCGGGCGACGACGATCTCGAACAGATGACGCCGAATCAGCGTCGGGCGCTCAACAAAGCGCTGGCCGCCCTCGAAACGATGGCCGCGCTTTGGGCAAGCGAAATCCGGCTGACCGATTTGTCCAAGCGGATCGCGGATGTGCCCGACGCTGCCGAGCGCGCCAAGCGCATTGCTGCATTCGTCGAACAGGGCTTTATCGAAGGCGCGTACCGGCACTATCTTGACCACAAGGACCAGATCGAGGCTCTCGCCACAGACAGAGCTCAGGCGACTGGGTTGGTAGATCAGCACCATCGCGACAGCGCAGAGTTGCGCAAGCTATGCGAGGCCCGCGATCAGGCCCGCCGTACCGCCGAGTATTGGAAGGCTGAGCACAACGCGGTGAACAAGCGCATAGCCGCACTCGAAGCGCAGATCGCCACTGTAGCGCCAGCCGTCGATGCGCAGCCGGTGGGTGTGGCCGGGACAATGCCAGGCACTGACGGCTTCACGATGGCAGCGTTCAAGGCATCTGAGGTGCCGGTTGGTACGCCGCTCTACGCATCCGCGCAATCAGAGGGATTGAGGAAGGAATAGCAAGTGATTGAAGCAGCAGCACAGCGGATCATCGAATTGACCCGCACTTACTGGATGATCTGAATATGCCAACCCCGAAGAAGCCACGCAAGGCGCGCAAGTTAGTCGCACGCAAAGACGTCGTATCGACTCTATTCAACGCCGACGAGCCGATGCAAGGCGAGGAAAAGCTGGAGGTGCTGACTAGCGTTCACATGGCCGCCCTTGCCCTATCACGCGGCACCGGCACGAAGAACGAATGGGACACGCTCGTCGTGACGGGCAACATCGCTATCGTGTTATGCGAAAGCGCCGGCAATCGCAACATAGGTCTTGAGCCGCTGTACGCTATGCAGAATTCCATGATCGAAGTCTGCGAACGATTTCAGGAGATCGGCCGGTTCGTGCTGACTGGCGACGAGCTGCGCGCGATGAATGGCGGCATAGCGCTGTTTGAGCAACTGGTCGACACGGTGAGTCGCCGTCAGTATGTGCGCGCGTGTGCCGAGTACACACGGCGGCTGCACGCGGGCAAAGCGGTTCAGATTCGGCGCGGCCAGGCTACAGAACGGTTCGCACTCCGTCAGGCGGCATAAGGGGATAGACGTGGAAGAACTTTGGACGCACAAGGAACTGGCGAAGTTTTTAGGCTACAGCCCCGCATCCGTGCAAACGATGGTTACGAAGAAGCCGGCAAGCCTGCCGCCGCGTGTCGCCGGTCTTGGCCGGCCGCGTTGGGTTCCGTCAGTGGTGAGAGATTGGGTGATAGCGCAGAGCACGCAGGCAGCGCCCGCGCAGCGTGGGCGCCCGCGAAGGACGCCCACCGTTGTCTAACCGAGCTTGGCGGCGATGTCCGTCGCCTTCGGCTCATAGTAGATTTGCAGCATCTTGAGGGTCTTGTGCCCTGTCACCGCCGACAGTTCTAAAACGTTCGGCAGCAACTTGGACATGCGCGTCGCAGCTTCGCGGCGCGAGTCGTGGAAATGCAGGTCGGTCAATCCGGCCTTTTTTTTCGCCTCGCGGAACAGAGTATCGAATGATCCGGCATTCACTGGCACCAGAAAATCATCTGGCCGGCCCTTCGCAAGCAGCGAAAGCAGATCAACGGCACGCGTGGACAGGGGAACGTTGCGCGCGTCGTCGTTCTTCGTCTGCGGCAGATGGATATAGCGCTCGGCGATGTTGACGTCGCGATGCCGAATGTTCAGGATCTCGCCGCGGCGCATTGCCGTTTCGACGGCGAAGACGAATGACCAGGCGATCAGGTGCTTGGAAATCTCCGGCGTTGCCTTCATGTCCCAACCGAGCGCATTGCACATCGTCTGGATTTCTGTGTTATCCACGCGGCGCTTGCGCGGGCGCGCGCTCTTTGGCCGGCGGATCAGATGCACCGGGTTTTCCTTGAGAGGCATGCGCCATTCCTTGATCGCAGTCGTGAACACGGCCGAAATAAGGTTCAGTTCTCGATTGACGGACGAAGCGGAAACGACGCTCAATCGGTCATCGCGCCAATCAGCCACATCTTGCGGAGAGAATCGGGAAAGCGGCTTCTGGAAGACCTGAAAATTACGGGCAAGCATTTCAAGCCGCATAACCTCCCAACGCTCGCCCCGCTTCGTCGGGCTAACCTCAAGGGCATAGCGAGTCAATAGCTTTGAGACTGTCGGCAGGGTGACGGTGTTGTCGTCGACAACCTGACCACCTTCGTTCAGCTTTGCCTCAGTAGCGGTCGCCCACGCCACCGCCTCGGGCTTGGTGTTGAATGATGCGCTCACGGGCTTATGCCCCGCCTTGCGCACGATTGCGCGCCAGCTCTCGCCGCGCTTCTGGTATGTCGCCACGTTTTCCGGTTCCTTTTTGTTTGGCGACGGCACCTGGTACAGCAGTTGGTACAGTCGCACTCTAAAATCGACCAAATGATACCATGATAGTATCCGTAAAGCACGGTTACATCAGGGTTTGACGGTCAACGGATACCGGATAAGTGTCCTCTCCTGGGCACCAAGCACCCTTATAGAATAAGGCTCTGCGGGCGATTGGTACGAATTTGGTACAGTCGCATTAAATCAGGCAGGAAAACATGCAAGCCGGCACCCGTTGCCGGCTTAATTGTATCTGCTCTCTGAAGTTTTCCGGCACCCTCTTTTTACGCCGCTCATCACATGGGCGCGCTTCTGCATCACACTCCATCGGTCAATAGCCTATCTGGTACAGATCCAGTGTACCGGCGCTCGCAAACCCGCGCCAGACAAGCATGTCGAGTAATTTCGCCTGGTACGCATCATTTGCACCAATACCGCAGCAGGATTTTTATTGGCGCGCGGATTCCTCCGTGGTATCTTGTCGCAAGAAACGCAGAAGTGGGATGCAAAATTGGACTGTTCAACGCTGAATCCACCGACCGCCATTGCATCGGCTGTGAGCACTTCGCCGAGTGGCGCGCAGGCGGTGCGGTAATCCTTTGCATGCACGAAGGTAGGCCGTATGTGCAGGCGATGCCGGATCGCGGTTGTGTCCATTGGGTTCGCGCGATCGGCGCCGACGACGAAGGCCCGATTCATGCTGGTCGCAAGGCAAGGAGGTGACCCATGTACGAATACCGCAACCCTGAAGCGATCCTTGAAGTCGTTTTGCCCGACCGGACCAAGCGGAACGAGCACGGGCATACCCTTGACGAGGACTTTGACCATCTGTGCGACGTGACCGGCTGCCCCAAAGATGATGCCTGGGCCAAGCTCGCGCTCGCGTGGGCATGGACGTCTCGCTACCGTGATTGACGCGTCGGATTTGATGCTAGCGACGCTGCATGGTCGACCGTTCTCCGACAAAGAATGGCTGTTTGAGTGGAAATATGACGGGTTCCGGTGCCTGGTCCGAAAGCATGGCGAACAGGTCGATTTGATGAGCCGCACTGGCAAGCCATTCAACCGATCATTCCCCGACGTCGTTGCGGCGGTCGGAGCGGTGCCGGGCGACTTCACGTGGGATGCGGAGCTGTCTGTTGACGATGGGAAGGGGCCGTTATCGTTTGACAGGCTCCAGCAACGGGCGCGCACGACCTCGCCGAAGAACATCGTCGCCGCCGCGCGCTCGTGCCCGGCACGGCTCTACGTGTTCGATCTGCTGACCGCGGGCGACGCGGATATTCGCAAAGTGGAACTGGTCGAACGACGCGAGCGGCTACGCGATACGTTCGACGACACGCCAACGCTCGTTTATTCCAATGCGGTTGTTGGCGTTGGAACGTGGGTATTCGAGCAGGTGCAATACTATGGCTTCGAGGGTATGGTCGCCAAGCGCATGTCGTCCGCTTACGCTCGTGGCAGGTCAACCGACTGGATCAAGATCAAGAACGCTGGGTATGATCGGCCAGCGGCTTTGGGCTGGGGAAGGAAGTAACTGACGCGCTGCCGGATGGCAGGCTAGAGGAGGAAGGATGAGCGACGGACGGATTCCGTTCTACGGCGAAGAAGAATATGCGCGTATCTTGAGCATGGCAAAGGCCGGTGATCCGGTTCTGCTGGATGGCTTCCCATGCGTCATAGTGAGCGTCGAATTCGAGGGCGGCCAATGGAACCGCGGATACTATCGGGTGCACGACGTGCGGGCTGACAGGCCCTTGGCCAGCCTTGCGGTCCTAGCAAACGGAATTGGCGGTTGACGCCCCGCAACCTGCGGGCGATTGAGTGCGCTCATGGACGCGAGGAGGAAGGATGGAAGAAATCGAGTTGCAAGCCATGCTGGAATACATTCAAGCGAGCCTTGCCAACGCTATTGAGCAACCCCTAACGACGACCGAGGATCGAGCGCGACAGATCGTATCGGAGATTGACGAACTAGCTCGCGAGAGCGGCGGCTCTGCGGAATTTGTTTCCGTCGTCGGCGGTATCGTCAATTACAGATTATCGTTGCCGCAAAGTGTCGCATCGGGATTTATAGATGAGTGGGCAAAGCTTGACGCGCCGCTAGTGCGGGCAGATTGATGTGCGCCAATGGCGCGGGAGGAAGGATGATGAGGGCGATCTATGAAACCGCCGGAGCATGAATGCCCGCTAAGTTCACGCTGCGAGCTGGTCAACGACCAGTTGATCGAAGCTCGCGTTGAATACGTGCGCTCGCTAGAAGAACTGCAAGCAGCGCACGATCACTGGCGCGACAAGGCGATCAAGGGGCAACGCGCGCTGGAGCAGATCGGCAAGATGGTCAGCTATGAGGCTAACGGTCTGCCGATCCATGCTGGCGTGCCTGAGGCTGTGCGAGAGGCGCTAGACCGAGATCGAGCCATTCCAGTGAGAACCGCCACCGCCGACCCGCACCCCATAGTACAAAAGCGCGGCCCGCCAAGCCGGGACACCCGAGACTAGCGCAGCTTCTCGAAGCACTGCATCAGCGGTTGCGCGATCGACCCAATGATAGGAATAGATCGCGTCATGCACCACGCTTGCAGCATGAGCGCTATCGCCGCACAACGCGAACGCGATAGCCAGCCGAGGCACCGAGGCAAAGTCCGATTCAAAGCCGGTCGGCACGACGAACACGCGCCCCGCTACGTCAGAGTCATAGATCAGCGGCGCAGTCAGGCGCCACGTCCCTCGCCCGCTGTTCGTGGCGTCACTGATAAGCTCGACTTGCAGATCAGTCAGGAACTTGCTCATTGCAGCGGCGCACCAGCGAGCGGCGTCGATGCCGCAACCGGAGCCGTGGCGGTGATAGCCGGCGCAAGGCTGATCGCGATATTGAACGCCAACACGCCAGTATCAATCGCGGCGTCGGCAGCCCTGATCTTGTCAGGCGACAGCGACGATGAATCTACCAGCGACTTCACGAGCGGCAGAGTCGCATTGACGATCGATTGAAGGTCCGGTTTGGCAACCGACGCGCCGGCAGAGCAAACCTTGTCGACTGCGGGCTGAACGGTCTCGGTCAGCGTCTTTTCTGCGCCGCCAGTGAATACGCCATCGCCTTTGAGAATGGCGATTTCGCCGTGAGCCGCGCCGCAAGCAATGCTGACTTGCTGTGAAAACGTGAGTTGAGGTGCGCCGGCGCAAGCGGAAAGAGCAAGCGCAACGAGTCCTGCCGCTAGAGCGGCGAAAATCTTCTTCATGGGATTGTTCCAGAGAGTGCCGCGGCGCGGCGGGATGGTTACTGCGCTGGCGTGGCTGCTTTCGATTGCACGCGCGCGTTGACTGCGTTGATGCCGGCGTGGGCGCCAGCCACCAGCACGCCAGCAACGAGTGACGAAACGCTGGCGGGCACCGGCACATGAAATGCAAGGCCGAGCGCCCATTCAACTGCGGGCATGAGAGTAGCGGTCGAGATAGCGACGCCGCCCGTAATAACTGCGGAATTCTGTGCCATGAATGCTCCTATGCTGCGTGGTGGATGACTTCTGCGGCAGAGAACTGATAGCCCTCCTTGCCGTACTTCTGTGCGATCCAGATCGGGAACGGCAAAGCGTGCATACCCTCGTCTTTACCGATGTGATGCGCCTTGCAAAGCAACATGCCGTTGACGGTCATGTCGTCGACGAACTGCGTCCAGTCGGTGAAGTTGTCCCAGTCGAACGCCTTTATTGCCTCGCCCCATACACCGGCCTGCGCGTCGAACTTGAAGCGCTCCCAGTCGATCATCTCGGCAAACGAGCGCTCGATCGGATGGTGATGTGCTTCGAGCGGATGGCCGCTCTGCTCGGCGGTGGCATTGCAGATGAAGCAGCGGCCACCGTCACGCGCGATCAGTTGCTTGCGCGTGCGCTCGAATAGAGCCGTCGTCTTGCGCGGCTCATGGCCGGGGATGTTGACGTCGACGGTCAACGTCTCTTTCTCTTCGTGAATCTGGGTAACGTCGGTCATGTGCGGGCGTAAAAAAACCGCCCGAGGGCGGCTTGTGTGAGTGCGAGATGCAGCGCGTTATGCGCCGTCCGGTTTCATGAAAAGCTGGCGCTCGGCGAGGCGACGCTTGACGAGGCCCGGTAACTGACGGCCGGCGGCAAGGTTCCATCGGTCAAACTGCACAGCGGCGCCGTCGTAGTTGCCAGCGTTCAGCAGGCGCAGCAGCGTCGAAGCGATGAAGTTTCCGGAGCCAACGTTGAAAGTGAAGTCGCACAGGGCATCGAATTGGTTCTGAGTAAGAGGTACTCGAACGTTCGCGTTGACCGTTGCTGCCGCCCTATCCAGATCCAACTTGAGCCACGCATCGGCCTGAGCTTGCGTGATCTTCATGCCCCGCGTTACTTCCCGACCGGTATGCCCGTAGCCGATCGTGTACGGCTCGGCGCGCGTGGCGGGGTCCGGGTACGACTCCAGATCGCAGCCTTCGAACCGCATCGTCAGTGCGACGCCATTAGGGGAAACGGTTTTGGTCATCAGGTCTTGCCTCGCAAAATCAGTAGGCGTAAAAAAACCCGCCGAAGCGGGTTCTGTTGAGTTTCGTGGACCGTCAGGTAGAAATCGGCTTGAAGGAGGTTACGTGCCTCCACGTGACCCCGGTCCTGATTCGCCAAACCTGCGTTTGAGAAATGGAAAAATGCTCAGCAACGTCGCGCTGCTTGACGCCACTCCCGAGCATTTCCTTTATCGCCAGAACTCTTTCTTCCGTCAGGACGGCAGTATTTATCTGCTCGCCTCGTTTTAGATTTTCCGGGCTGGCGCGCGACCCGTTCTCGTCTCCTCGCGCCCTGGTAGGGACGATGACGTTCAAAACCTCGTCGGCATGCGTCATGTTTTCGGCGTGTGTCACGTATTCAAGATTGGGCGCACTGTTGTCAGCCTTGTCGCCGTTCTTGTGGTTGATGTCCATTCCGACTGGTCGCGGGCCAATAAACGCCTCACAAACAAGCCGATGAACGGTGAACGTGCGCATCACGCCACCCATCGAAAGACAGACCTGCAGATAGCCGCGCTTGCTGGCAGGCTTCAGCGTCCTCGGTGACGCATGGTATCTGTCGCATCGACGCACGGCTCCAAGCGACGAAACCTCATATACGCCTTCGTAACCGCGTACTTGGGCCCAAACCTCAATGGAGTTAAAATCCTGTTCAGCCATCTTCAATTCTCACGAAATTGATATTGGTTAGGGGGCGCAGTGTTCGTAGCGCTGCGTGCCCCGATTTTACCATCTACTTCGCACAGCGAACGTACCCAAACCCACTCCTGTCCGTCGCAACGGCGTGTTGACCGAATAGCGATCGCATGCCGCTTGCAAGGGGGCCGCGTACTTGGCGGCATTGGCAGCGCTGGCACCACATGCAATCTGAAGCAGTGCGGGCGTGCTGGTCATTTGTCGGCCTTCAGATCAAGCTTGTCCTCGATGCGCTCCAATTTCGTGAACACCGCGCCGATCGTCTTGTTCAGGTTGTCGAGCGCCTTTTCAAGTGTGTTCGACGTGACGTAGTTCTCGGCGCAGTGCAGCTTGAATTCGGCCAGCGCCGTCTCTGCTCGCTCAACGCGGGCGTGAACGGTGCGAAATAGCCACCAGACGACCACTCCTGCGCCGCCGGCAGCCGTGAGCAGCCAACTGTTCAAAACGTTGAGATCCATCGGGCTTCCAAAGAAAAAGCCGCACTAGGCGGCTTAGGGTTGCGATACAAAAAACTGCTTGCGTTTACGATACCGTATTAGTATCCTTCATATCGTCATAACAACGAACGACGAACGGAGTAAACGACATGAAACATTGGAGCATTGCGGTACGACGCGGTGCATCGAGCGATGCAATGCCGCGCGACGAAAAAAATTTAATCTGCACGGATACTGTCACGGTATCCGTTGCGTGCGCATTCATGGTGTGCGCCGTGCTGATGTTGTCAGCCTGCGGCGGTGCCGATGCGCCGGCGAAGGGAGCCACGGTTAAGCAGGTCGCGCCTGCTCTCGCAATCCCTGCGTCGTCGGCATCCGCGCCTGACCCGGCATCGTCGCCTAGCCGGGCTGATTCGGCTGCGTCGGCGCCCTCTGCCGCATCTAATCCCGCGCCTGCGTCGGCTCCTGCCGCTCCAGCTCCCGCTTCAACGCCGGCGGTCAAGATCGAAGTATATGGCGACGACCAGATGGCGGGATTCGCCCTGAATCAATACGGCTCCCCGTCCGTCGTATCGCCCAATGAGCCGGCCGCCCTTCAATCGCTTCTGCAACAGCGGTTCAACGATACCGGCATCACCGTAACGAACCGCGCGACCGGCGGCACATCGAGCAGCCTCTACAACGAATTGCGCGGCATGGATGGCAACGGAGATCCGTTCGCGGACCGTATCAAGTTATCTGCAGCAAGCATCGTGATCGAAAGCCACACGATAAACGATGCACTCGGCGGCGAAACCGTGGCTGATTACCGGCAATACCTGGCTGATTGGGTCGTTGCAGTGAGAGCGGCCGGCAAGACGCCAGTGCTCGAAGAATCCGGGCCTGTCTGCGACTCGGACCATCCGCAACTTGCCGCCTACGTGCAGGCGATGGACGACGCAGCAGTCGCCTACGACGTGGCGATCATCAAGCAGTACGCATACATCAGCGCATTGCCTGACTGGCAATCGCACATGGCTAGTTGCCTGGTTCCTGACGCCTATCTGGACAACATCAAAGCGCAGCGCGAATCCGCCGTGATCGGCCCACTCGTTGCGCAGCTCATCGGGGGATGAAATGAACATTGCTCAATTTTCGACGACACGCATCGTTCACGCGGCAGCACTGATTACTTCAATGGCCTTCGCGGCGACGTCGGCGCATGCCGACTACATCAACGAATATGTGCAGGGCGAAGTCGGCATCGGGGCCTCGCATTACACGACACAGGACGGCCGCTGGTATCAGCAAGGCATGCCGAACGGCGACAACAGGCTCACGAGCAAGCCGCCGGCGTTCTCCCTCGGATTCACCGGCCCGCTCATCACGCGCGGCAAGTGGGGCATGGACTGGCACGCCGAGTACGTGAATCTCGGTCGTGCGGCGGCAAGCTGCGCATGCACGCCCCGAGACGAGAACTACAACGCCAACACGCACCACTTCACGAATCGGTTTGACGCGCCGGCTGCTTACTTCACCGGCTCAGGACGTTCGCAAGGCGTGGCGCTCACCGTGGAGCCCTACTACTGGGCATATGGCGTCCGCCTTGGCGTCGAAGCCGGCGCATACATTCACCGCGATAGCTGGTCGGAAGACGTCGTTGGATGGCAGATCGATAAGACGGTTGCGCCGCAGAATCTGCACCTATCCGATACGCATTGGTCCGTCGCGCCGGTCGTTGGCGCGTCGGTCGGCAACGGACGGTTCACGCTGAGCTACAGGCACTACTTCATGCGCGTCAGCAGCGAGAGTCGAAGCGTCCCGCCGTTGTGGAATGATGCGGATGCGATCGAGCTGAAAATTAAGTTCTGAATGCAGAGTCTGGCCGTTTTAGGCTAGACTCTCGTCGACATAACTACTGAAGAATCGCCGTAATCGACATGAAATTACAAGAACATGACATTCCGATGCTCTTGGAATCCCCTACCGCCATACATGGCGCAACGGAAGTTGTGCAAGAGCGGAGCAACGGAACGAATACAAAACGGCACGCCGAACCTTTCGGAAAGCACTCTCATCTGCGCGCAGCATTCGAAAGGCTTGCTGGACGGGAGACGGACGCGAGGTTTCGTTTATCCCTCGCTAGGAACGCGGATAGTCCAGATCTCTATCTTTCTGACTTCACCCAGCAAGCATTCGAATTTTTTAAGAGCGGCTGCCTATTGCACCAAAATGGCTAATTGGCGGGAGGAGAGAATACTTTCCCATCATAGGTCCACCAATCGCCCGGCTGAGGTGAAACATTCGTCACCTCAACAAGGGTTTCGACCAATTCAGCGGTAAAGCGCTGTTCGATTGGAATTTCATTTCCGTCCTCATCAAACATTGGCTTTATGATTTCCATGACGGTGTTAACGCGGTGTAGGTTTTCAATGCGTGCGTAAGTTTTCATTTATGCGAACTCCTGGACAACGACGATCCCGCCAAATCCGGCGCCACCAGCAGCCGATCCGCCCGATTGATTGAGAACGCATCCACTGCCGCCAGTGCCGGGATTTACCGCGCTAAGACCCGTTGTATTCAGGCCTGGTCCAGCTGCGCCATTGCCGAAAGGCGAACTCCCGCCAATGCCGGCAATGCCACTAGTTGTGCTTAACCCGAAAGTGGCTTGATTGCTCGCCCCGCGCATGCTCACAAGATTTGCGCCTGTTGGTGCAGTTGTAAATGATCCATTTCCGTTCACGCTCGGCGGAGTGACGTTGTTGGATAGGCCGCCACCCGTTCCGCCAGGTGCCGACAACAACGAACCAAAAGAAGACGATCCGCCATTGCCCCCGGCAGCGTTAGAGGCGGCAGCGCCACCAGCGCCAACGGTAATGGCTTGCGATGCACCGATCTGCGCAGACGTGAAGCGACTTTTTCCGTAGGCTCCTGACATCCCAGGAGCGCCCATCGAAACAGTGCTTGCTCCAGCACCTCCGGCTCCTGCGCCTGCTGAGCCGCCGCCCTGCACCTCCACAATAGCGAAGGTGGTTGACGATAGCGGCGTGAAGGTTGTTGCCCCAGTGCTAGTGGCTGCGCCGCCGCCCACCGAAACCAGTTGAGTGCCTGCCGGATTCGTGTAAATGGTTGTCCGCAACAGTCGTCCCGTCGCCTGCCCAAGCTGCACCGCATGCTGGCTCTGCGTGGCGGGGGCGACTTGCACTGCGCCGCCGGTCGAGTCGATCAGCACATACGATCCGCCGCCGATCGAGCTATTCCACTGCACCCACACATCGCCGTTCGCCGCGGTCTCGCCACCTTGCAGCGCCGAGTGTGCCGCGCCGACCACCGCAACTGCGCCGAGGCCGTCGTTCAACGTCAGCGCGCCAGTGTTGGCAGCCGGTGCCTTGTAGCGCAGCACCATGCCATCAGTGCGCGTCGTGACGGGCGGGTTGAGCGCTGCAACGTGCGCGTTAGCGGTGCCAGTGGCGACCGCGTACAGGCCGTTCTGCTGGATCATCGACAGCAGGCTTGCAGACAGGAGCGGTGCGCCGCTGTACTGGCTGATATTGCCCGACGTGATGGTCGTCGCGCCATACGGTACGCTGATGACCCAAAGGCCCGTAAAGCCATCGTCAGGCGTCGGCGTGTTCTGCGAGCCAGTCGTGGCGGCGACGCCGGCTTTCAGCGAAAGCTGCACGGTGTTGTCGCGCGCGGTCGCCTGCGATGTACCATTGCCGCTCGGACCGTTGTATGCCTGCGCAGGATTTGCTGCGTTGTAATAGGGCAAAACGACCGAGCCGGTGTCCACCTCTTGAAACGCGCCTTGCACGAGGTAGTTGACCGAATATCCGGCAGTCGTCGGCGCCGGGCAGGAGAAATTGACCGCATCCAGCAAGATCCCTTGCTTGACGATCTGGTGCGCGTCAGCCGCGAGCGAACCATACGAGCCGGCGTCGATCGCCTGATACGAGTACGCGCGGCCAGGATTCACGTTGACCGTCATGCCGGCCGGTGCAGTCGGCACGCAGCCAAGACCCGAGAACAGCGTCGACGTGCCGAGCATGTCTTGCAGCATATGACCGATAGCGGTCAGGATGTTTTTGTTGCTCGAAAGCAGGTCGGTATCAAGGGGCACTTGGCCCACGTAGTTGATTACGCGTTTGATGATCGTGCTCCAGAATGCAAAAAAGCCCGCCGAAGCGAGCCTAGTGTTCAGAAATGCAAAAGCCCGCGCATGGCGGGCTCGGGAATGGGATGCCGCGGGGCGGCTGGCTAGTTACCGGCGCACATGAACTGCACGGTATCCGTGCTCGTCCCAGTGAAAGTGATCGACGTACCAGATGTCTGACCGATCTTCACGGCGTTTGCTGCAGTCGCGTCGTTTGCCGTGCACGTGTAGGTGGACGATGACGTGAATACAGCCGAGCTGCTTAGCGTCACAGTTGCGCTGCCAGACGATAGCGCAACGCTTCCTGTAATAATATGCGGTGCATTTACGCCAGTGCCAGTCGTGCCGTAGAGAGGCATCGCGCCCGTTGTCGATGCTGTTATTGAGCCATTTACCGCCAGCCCATCATTGATATTCACCAAACCGCTAGAACGCGTGATGCCGATTGGGCTATCGATGAAGACGCCAGAATCGTTATATCGAGAAATACTGAAATTGCTTCCGGCGTTCCCGCCTGATTCCGTCTGTGACGTAGCGTAAGACCCCCATCGATTACTGCCATTCGTTTGAAGGAACACACCTCGGGAACTCGAATTCGGCGCACTCGAATTAATAGTGCCACCGTAAAAGGTAGCCTGACTGAACTTGTTGACGAGAGAAACACCAATGCTCCCATTGAAAAAGTTCGCATAGTTTGGCGTACCGCTCGGATACCCGAGCGTCATCGGCGAAATGATCGTATTGTCCGATCCGGCGCTCGCCGCGAAAGCGTAGGTTGTACCGGGTGTATAGACGAATGTGCCGCCGATCCAAGTATTCCCCTGCGCATTTGCCGTGTCGATCTTGACATCGTTCACGGCATTGACTTCGTGATCGATGCCAATGAACGTGTTGCCCGCGATCGCTCCGGTTCCCGGTCCACCCGCCGTTAGATGATAGCCATTATCGCCATATGTACCTGAACCGCCGGCCCAGATGTTGAACGCTCCGGCATTTATCTGCCACGCATCACCGTGCCCGTTGTTGGCCGCGATGACTGCATTGAAGTGCGTATTGAGAACGTAGTTGACCTGAATCCCGATCGCTGATGCCGATGCGCTGTTATTGCCGATCCACAAATTATCGAACTTGAATTCGTTAAGCGCATCGCTGAAGTCGGTTTTGCCTATCTGCAGCAGTGTTCCTGCAATGTTCCCCTTTATGCCGAAGTTAGCGAAGGTGCTGTAAAAACCACCGCCGCCCGCGTTGCCAGTATCAATGATCGAAAATGCGGGCGATGCAGACACCGACGTCAGGTCGAGCATGGTCTGATATTGACCATCGCCGTAAATGTAGATGCCTTTTGGCGAGATCGATGCTAAATCGATAACCTGAGCGGTGTTGATCTTGTAGGTTCCCGCCGGCATGTGCCCAGCGCGACCCGTCGTCTTAACGGCGGCTATGAAATTACTGAAAGCGATAGAGCTATCAGTCACGCCAGTGGGGTCAGCGCCGAAGTCGAGCAGACTAATTGAATCCTGGAAAACACTCGTCAGCGACCGAGCGACACTCCCAGTTGCCCCTTGCAGATACTGAAGCTGGCTAGTCGTACCGGTCGCTGCCGGAGTATTAGCGAAGCCAATCGGCGCAGACAGCCCCGTAATCGTGCCGCCTGTAATAGCCGCAGAGGCGTTAGTGGTCTTTGCAGCGAGGGCGCTGTTGAGCGCTGCGGCCGATAAGACCTGGCCTGCGGTAAATTGCGCACTAGCCTGCACAGAGAACAGCAGCGCTGTCAGAGCGATAAGAATTTTCTTCATGTGTCTTGCCTAGAGCAACGTTGAACTGTCGAGGATGAATGTGCTATCAAGGAACGTCGGCGGCGCAGGAACGTCGGCAGAAATGCGCACCCATACGATAGTCCCGGCGGGGATTACAGAGGCCACCGCTGCATAAATGTCCGCATCGCTCACCGATTGCTGAACCATACTCATGCTCGCGTATTCGCCTTGTGATGCGATGCTGTAGCCTGATGGCGAACTGCCGTAGCCAGCAACATTCGGAATGCCAGTCCCATGCGGTCGATAAGCCGTCACGAACGCCTGGTACTGGTGAACGAGCGAGCCATATGCACCCGCCACGCCGTAGCCGCAAGCGATGCCATAGCCGCCTGTGTCAGCCGGGCGCATCGGTTCAACGATGAGCGGCGCGCGCCCGGTGAGCGTCGTCAGTACGTCAATCACCGCTTTGCGCGTCGCGCGTTCGCGGAACAGGTTCACCGTGATTCGATTGCGAAACGCGGTGTCGCTCTCCCCGGTCCTGCGCGGCAGGTTCGAGCCGAAGAAGTCTGCCGATATGACATCGAGGAAACCGTCTGTCGCGGTGAGAATGCGAGTCTGAAGCTTCGCGTAGGCGAGAACCGCGTACACGTTCGCCAGAATGGCAGCAAAGCCTTTGAGCAGCGCGGTCAGGATCGCTGGCGAGTCGCCGAACCATCCGCGCGGCAGTAGCGCTTGCATGCGCTCTAAAATGTCCTGCCGATCACCCGTCATCACGCCACCGTCACTGTCGAGGCTTTAACCACTGTTTTCGCATCGGCGGTCACATCGGCCGTTCCGCCGTTCAGCGTCACGCCTGTGACGTTCGCCACGCCGGGAGACGCGTCATAGGCGACTTGCGCGAGGCGCGAGTACGCGAGCGATGCACCGAGCGGCAGAGTGTTGATGTAGTTCTGCAGCGCAGTCTGCACCAGCGCCGTTACCGTGCTGTGCGTGTAGCCGGCTGCCGTGGTGATCGCCATTGCGACGGTTGCAGTCACGACGATCGGCTTCTTCACATCGAACGTGCTTGTGAACGGCCGCACCGCGTCGATCGCGTTGTAGACGGTCGAAACCAGCGTGTCAGATGGCACGCCCGAGCCGTCGTCGACCACCACATAGAAATACCCGGGCTGATAGACGCCGCCGTAGGTGTAATTCTCGGTGATCGTGTATGTCAGACCCTGCTGCAGCGATGTGATCGCGTTACCGATAGCTGCTTTCGTCGCCTTCGACAGGCTCAGTAGCCACGATTGGAAGCGAGCAAGCGCGGTGGCGTCAGACTCCGCATTAACCGCATTCGTGAAGGCCGCCGCATTCGTCACCGTGTCGACGCCGGGGACCGACTGAGACAGTTGAGTGATGGTATTGGCGAGCACATTGCCGCCCGTACCTGCCGTGGCCGCGGTCACTGTGACGGTAACGCTTGCCGTGCCGGCCGCCAGCACGTAGCCGCCGAGCGCTGCGCTGTATGCCGGGTTCGTCGTATCGGTGTTGACCGTGAACTGCTGCGTGCCGTCAGTCGTCTGCACGACCGTTCCGACCGGCACAACCGCCTGCGACGTTGGCGTGAAGCGCGAGAACGTCACCGAACCGGTCGCATACGAAGCCGCCAGTCGCGAAAAACCGAAGTCAGCGAACCACGAGTCAAGATCCGAGCCGGTCGACGTCGATGCGCGCGTGAGCGCGAGCATTTGCAGGATCATGCCTTGCAGCCAGAGCGCGATGCCTGACACCGCCTCGCCGAGCGCGCGGAACACCGTGCCGATGTTAAAGTTCAGGAGCGCGGACGTGACCGAACCCTGCACCGTAGACGCAAAGTTTTGAAGCATCTGCGTCAGCGATTGCGTCTGTACGTTTGCCATTTATTGGTTTATGTCGAATGAGAGGGTCGATACCTGACCGGTCACGGCGTCGGCATACTGGATCGTCACCGCCGCGCCGTTGTTGAACGGCATTACCGTGACAACCGGCGTCGGCGATGTGGCAATGCCGGCGATCGTTTTCATCGTTGCCTGAATCGCGCCGCGCAGCTCGGAGACGTTGAGCGTCTTGCCGATGCGACGCGGGATGCCTGCGCCGAAGTCGGCATGCCATGTGTAATCGGGCGATGCGAGCGGGTTGCCGGCCGAGTCGGCTAGTTGCGGGTTCGTCATCAGCGCGCGGAGCAGTTCCTGTTGCGCGAGCGTGTCGTCGTTTGCGACCGCCAGATCGCCGTTTGCCGCGATCGCCAGGTCGTTGCCCCAGAAATGATTCAGATCTGTCACTGCGGTACTCCACCGAGGCCAGAGCCGCCGGAATTGACGTGTTTGTGCGTGCTTCCTATGTCGTGGCCGTTGTTCGTAATCGTGCCCGTCGTGTTGAAGTTGCCGTTGACGGTGGACGCGTTGCCTGATCCGTTGTCGCCACTGATCGCGATGCCTCCGTTTCCGGTCAGCGTGTTGTCCATCAGAACCGGGCCGACGAAGTGATGCTGCGTAGCCGTGTATGTCGCGCCGGCGGCCGCCTTCATCTCGACCGTTCCGTCGTTGTGAAACTTCAGGAAGGAACCCGACTTGTGCACGATCCACGTCTCGCCGGCCGGCACCTTTGGCGGAACGTTCACGTTCGAGAAGAAACGCCCGACGATCTTCGGCGCCGCGTTGGAGCCGTCCGAAAAAGAAACCATCACCATGTCGCCGATATTCGGTGCGGTCAGCACGCCGAAACCGTTGCCGACGCCAACCGCGCCGAGTGGAATCCAACCGGTTTCGGTGAAATCCGAGTCGCCGACGCCCTGAAACGTCACCTTGACCGAGTGCGTCGCCGCGTTGTAGCTGCTAATCTGCGCCATACGCGGCTTGGGAATGCGGCCGGCAGCCGCCTCCGCATGCGCGCGCATGTTGTTCGCTAGTTCGTGGTAATTCATCATAGCGGGACCGCCTGTGAGGTTGCAGCGTGGTTCTTGCCGTGTACGGTCATCTCGAAACCGCCATCAAAGCCCATGCGGCGCACGATCTGCGACGGGTAATAGGTCTGGTCGAACGCCGTACCGGTCCCCGACACCTGAATGACCGTCTGCGCGTTGAGCGTCACGTCGCCCGGCAAGCGGCAGGAGAATTTCATCTCGTGCGCAACGATCAGGTCGTACTTCTGCTGTGCGATCTGTAGCGCGCGCTGCTTGTCGATGTTCGGATAGAAAAACGTGAACACCTGGCCGCCGCCGGCCGTCGTCGCTTGACCGGGTTGCAGGCTGCCGACCTTCTTAGGGGGATATGTGGCGTTGAAACCGTACTGGTTCTTGTCATTCCACGAACGAACGATCACCGTCACGCCGCGCGAGACCGTCAAAGTGCGCTGAAACTGCATATCCTCGACGTTGCCGGCCATTGCGACGTACTGCGCAGTGCTCGGGTTCACCTGAGACCAGACGATCGGGTATGGCGTCGAATCAGCGGCCGGTGGCGGCCCGAAATACAGCGTCTTGTCCGCCACATAGACGCGAAACCCTTCCTGCTGCGCCAGAAACGAGAGAATGTCCCACTCCGTGCGCTCGTCCATCAGGTTGACGTGCTCGATGTCGTAATACGCGCCCGCCTTCGTCTTTGTCGCGGTCACTTGCGGCGTCAGTCCGCGGCGCTTTGCGAGCGTCGTCGCGATCTGGCTCGACGTCTGGTTCTGAAACTTCTCGGTCGTCTTGGCGTCGATGAAAACGCGCGTAAGATCGCGACCGTGAACCGTGATAACGTCCGATGCGATGTCGTAATCGATCGTGTCGGCCTGCCCGTAGATGAGCTTGGTCAGTTCTTCGGGCGTGTACACGTCGAAATTTGCCGGGAAGCCAGCGAATAGTTCGATGTACATGTCCTTCTGCTGGCTGAACCAGTTCACATCGGTAGCAGCCGGCAGCGCCGAGCCAATAAATCGCACCGTGAACGTGTCGGCAGATGAAAGCGCGTTGTTTTCGACCTCGAAATCAAGCCATGCCGGGGCAATCGTGCCGTTGATGCGAACCACACCTCGCGGCACAGTCACCAATCCGGCAGGCTGTGTCACGAGAATGCGATCAGCACTAGGCATTAGGTACTCCATCTGAGGATGCAGCGGTATTCGTGGCCGGCAGTGCGATGTTCTGCGTGCCGCTGATGTTCGGATCGCCGCCAAGCGACGGATTAGCCTTGGAAAGGCTCACCCATCCGGTCGCGTCCTTGTAATACTTGGCTGCAATGTCGTACAGGTTGCCGCCCACGACCGTGATCGTCTTGGATGCTGAGCCGATCTGGCCGATGTTCGTGCCGATGCGCGACAGCACGCCTTGCAACTGGAGAAGTTGCGGCTGCTGCGTCATCGTATTGACCTGCGCGCTGAGCTTCGACACTTGCTGCGCAATCGGATTGTTTGGCAGCAGGCCGCCGACCGTTGACACGCTTTGCAATGTGTTCTCGCCGGCGGCGATCAGCGTTGTAACTTGCGCCTGAACCGTGGCGAGCGGCGCGAGAACGCTTTGCAGCGTGCTTTTTGCTGCCGTCGCGAAGCTCGACACCGCGCCGATCGCCGTCGTCAGCGTGCCCATGCTCGACGTGAGGCTTGCATTGCCGATCTTCGAGCAGATGCCGTTAGCGGTCGAAATGTCCGCGCCGATCAGCGAATCGATGCCGGGCGCTGCAGATGGCCCCTGCGCGGCGTTGTCAGCAACTATTTCCAGGCGAATGCGGTAGTAAATCTCGTACTCGCGCTGAAAGTCCTCGACGAACTCGCTGATGACTACCGCGTAGCTGTACTCGCTGAACGTCAGCGCCAGCATCTTCTGCGCAAGCGCCATCTGCTTGAGCGTGCGCGCGCGGTCTAGCGCATTCGAGCCAAGCAGCATCCCGGACCATTCGAGCGGCGCCGGGTCATAGCCCATCATGTTGACGTTACGCGCACCGCCGACCATCTTGCGGACGACGGTGCGGATTGCCGTCACCATAGTGATGCGCTCGGGGATTTCGTACTCGGAAAACGTGAAGTCGCCGAGCTGCAAAACTACAGCCATATCAGTGTCCGGT